CGCGGCATCGTTCAACCCATTCCCTGACTGCATTTGGTGTCGTGTAGTATTGGCGCCCAAGCTTGTACATCGCGAGTTTCCCGCGCAGGCCGTCCGCCTTCAAGACGCCCTTGGACAGCCCAAAGTGACTCGCGGCATCCGCAAGCGTTACAGGATCATCATCGCGAGTAGGAGCAGCCCGCGTCATCCAGCGTCCTCCGAATTTGCGAGTTCAAGCAGAACGTCGGCGTGGCAGGGTTGATCGAGCGGACACCAGCAAGCGAGGTTTTTGCCACGAAGCTTCTGCAAAGTAGGGGCGAGCGCGAGGCGACCGAGCGAGTGCGTTAGCCCGTACTCCCAATCCGCCTTGAACTTGGCTACACATTCGGCGGCGTCACCGTCAACGCCGACGCGATACTTATTGCCGTGGATGCTCGGCCTGCCGACGCTCACCGTATTCGGCGGCATCTTCCAGCCCTTAGTGCGCTTGCGCTGAATGCGGACAGGCCTGCTCACTTCCCAGCGTCCTCCGAATTGGGAGGGGAGGGCAGAGGCATCCAGTGAGTTGGTTCAATGACGACTTCTGGTAGATCAAACAAAAATCCAGCCGATGGGTACCAGCCTTCTTCCATGTAATTAGGGTCTGAATATTCGCGCTCGAAATATTCCTTCGAAAAATATCCAGCAGGGCATGGCATCAACCATTTCTGATTCATAACCCAGACATCAGTCCCATCCTTCGGCGCAGTCTCAATCGGTTGCCAACCGGAATCCGGCACATCTCCAAGGTAGGCGGAGATGGCGGCGCGAGTGATCCGGGTGAAGCGTTCTCGTTGGTCAGCCATCGTATGATGGCTCCAAGGAATTCCAGAGTGGGTGTCGTCTTTCAACGAATCCCAAGCAGCCTCCGCCGCCTTATCCAGGCGCTGTGGGGAGAGGGTCATCATGCTTGAACATCCTTCGGCAGAACAATGTCGCCGTCAGCGTCCATAGGTGGCTTAGGCCAGCCATGTTTGGCGATGTTGCGTGACCGGACAACGCGATTGATTATCCGAAAAGGCTGCCGAACAATCGTACTGGCGAGGCTGCATACTGACCATGCGATCAGAACCGTTACTACCGGATGCTCTCCCATGAAGTGGTAAAGCTCAGCCATCCTCACTTCTCCTTGGACTGTGCGAGCGCGGCGGCAATGTCGCCAGCTAGCGGCGTTGAAGAAAACAGCCCGCCGTCCGGCATTCGCTTCCATGCTGGCGTCTGCGCAAGAGCGTTTACACGAACAAGCAATGCGCGGAATTTCGCACACCGCTCCGTCTCTTTTGCAAGCTGGCGCTCTAGATCGGAGATGCGGGACTCGTTGGTATCTGCGCGGCTCTGCCAGTAACGCCATTTCTCATCCAGTTCAGAATTGGCGGCCGTCAGCCTCGCAATCTCCGCGTCCTTCGCTTCGAGGGCGGTGGCACTGGCGGTAAGCTGTTCGATTGCAAGGCCAATGTCCCAAGCGTCAGCTTTCGTCTCGTTTGACGCCATCAACCGAGCTTCGATCTTCCGCAGTTCGCTCATCAGATCGTCGCGCGTCGTCATGGGCGGGGCTCCGCTGATGAGCGGACCGCAGCCGGTGTCTGCTGTTTATAGAATGCCATGTCGAACGCGGTCATGGCCTCTGCGGGCGTCTTGCCAAAACCAGCTAATCCAACTGCAAGGTCGGGACCGAGTAGCGCGCACCACATATCACCATCCGGCGCGAGCGTTGGCTTGAACAGAACGCAAGGCCGCGCCATTTCAGAAGCTGCGATACAGAAATCTTGCTGCAAAATGGCAATGGTGTGAGATACGTCGAATGCATTCCGGCAAGCGTCGGCAACGATCTCACCGACGTTACAGCCTGAGATGCGACTGCGAACCGCATCGTAAATTGGCTGATAGCTGTCCATCACTCATCCCCTATGTTGTGAGCGGGGAGAAAGGTGCGCTTTAGAAGCCTGCCAAACCTCCTGGTGAGGTGTCTCTCAGGACATTGCAGTTCATGAGTTGAAATGCCGCAATCGCGATCATCGATGTCATCGCACCCGCAATATCGGCACTTGCTAGGTTGATGTGTAGCGTTGCATCCCCAACCCATCATTGCCTCCCGGCAAGGGACGTATCCCAGCCACGTTCATTGAGGGCGACTTTCGCTTCCATCATTACGAAGCTGTAGCTATCTTCTGGGCAGCCATCTTTGATGTAGTCGATGGCTTGCCGAAGGGCGTCCTCCAGTTTCACACAGCGATTATCCTCAGTGGCGGATTCTTGCGCGGGTGGGCGTTCCCTCGTGATGCCGTAATATGAAAGAAGTTCAAGCGGATGCGTGTTCGCTCGCTCAATCGCGCGACCGATGGCAAGCTCAAGACGCGGCTTGTCCGAATAATTCGCGTGCATGATCTTTTTGATGATCTGGTCAATCTCGGTATGCAACAGCGCCACCGCCTCTTGCGCGGGTGGGTCTGACGGGCCGGGAGGCGACTGCCGGGATGCCATAGTCGGTTGTTTCCCGTTGCCGGGCTCACCGTCAGATTTCGTCCCGCCGCCTTGGGCTGCGGATTGGATGAGTTCATCATACTTTGCGCCACCGCAACGACCACAAACCACAGCGGCACCGACGCCGAGTTCGCGTGTGCCTTTCCCGCTGCACCAGTGGCATTTGGTCTTGCCAACCTTCACCACGTCCACGCTCGGTGGCGTGGGGGTGGCGGCGACCGTTGACCAGCCGTGGTGCCACATGAAGGCACAATAGGCCGCGACATCGCGCGGATCGCCCTTAGCAAGGTGCTTGAGCAACTGCTCGCGACATGACAGCCGCCAGTCGTCGTACTGCCAGCCTTCATCGGCATAGCCGTACTTCTCACGCGCGTCTTTCAGCTTCGCCAGCAACGCTGCCGAGAACCGCGCTACAAGATCGTCAAGCGGATCATCCCCCGCCTTCTCTGCCGGGGCGAGGGCGGCTTCTATGCCAGATATTACGCCGTTAATCGCGTCCTCTAGGATAGCTTGTTCATGTTCGTTCGGCTTGTAATCTTGGTCAGCACGAAATTCGTAATCAGAAACATACTGATGCACGTCGAACTCATGCAGCACGTCCCGCGCCCCATCGCCTGGTGATGTGGCGGAGAGGCGAACAAGAGGCCATAACATCGCTGCTTTGCGTTTGGCGTGTGAGTAGTCCTGAACCTGATAAATGAAGTCTGCCAATTCATCTTCATTCGCCAGCGCGGCGATTTCATCGGGGCGGGTCATGCTTCACCTTTATCGGTTGATGCGATGGCGCGGAGACAGGCTGCGGTGAGGGCGAGCGCGGGCGTTGCTGCCGTGAGTTGGTGACGCTCTGGCGGGCAGGTCCAGCCCTCATCCCAGACGGTTGCCGCTGCTCCATTTGGGGTCATGGCGACATCCCAAAGGCGGCATTCCGGCACCAGCGTAATCGCGGCGTCGAGAGATTCCATATAGCGAGGCACTAAAACAAGGTGACCAAATTTGTCTCTGGTTTCGTCCATCCAACATTCTCGCCCCGTCGCTTTGTGAACGTAACTCCACTTGTTGCGCGTTGCGCCGTCCGTCACAGCAAGCCAAATCTCAGCTTCAAGCTCGCCATCCGGTTCGGTCGCTCGCTCCACTCGATCTGCAAGCGCAAGGAGGTCAGTCATTCGCCCCTCCGTGTAACGAGCGGAAGCGGGAGAGGGCGGAACGGGCAGTTTGAATCTTTAGTCGGATGCACCCAGCACTTACACACCGTGGGCACAAGCGCTCGCCGTCGCAATCATCTTCCGGCATATCGAATTCGGAAAGATTGTCCTCGGCGTAGTGAAGCCAGTCCTCCAACGCCTTCACCAGCCTCTCTACGGCTGGGTAGGTGTTGACGGCGGCGACGATGAGGTTGGCGTTTGCGGTGTTCTCAGCCAATTCTCCGTCTGCGCCGAAAGAAGTTTTAGCCACCTCGCGGTGATTTGGACCTCCGTTTATCAAGCGCGGGTGATGCGGATTAAGCGACCACGGCAACTCTGTATGCCCCTTTCCCTCAGCCATGGGTGGCCTCGCGGGATTGGTTTTTCTTCGCATTCTTACGTTTGGCGGCGGCGGCTCGCTTTTTGCGGCGGAGATCAATGCCCATCTCAATCATGCCGTCGAGGGCTTTGGGAATGCGATAGCAACCAAGAAAACGGTTGATCTGCTGAAGCTCGTCCCTGATGTCCATGAGGACGGCGATCTTGGCGTGATCCCAATCAGCCGAACCATCATCGTTGCAATTTCGCCAGTTTTCGTTCTTTTTGCGGGTGTTCATCTACTCGCCTCCCGCAGGCTTGAGGGCGGCGCGGGCATATTTTCGGCATAGCTTGCGATGATTGGCGTCTGCGGATTTGTGGTCGTTTGCCGACAGAAAGTCGATCTCAGATGAGGCAAATGCCGGAAGTCCACATCCGCAGTTGCATTCACCTTTGCCGATTTTGAAAACCATCGTTTCAAAGAAGCGGTCGCAGCCTATTTTCTCGCGCTCACCTAATTGCTCGCCGTTCCGCCTAGGTCGGTAATCACCGACAGTCGAAATGAGAAAATTACCAATCCTTGTTGCAAGGTGATGAAGGCAATGATCAGCGCAAATGAAATGCCCAGCCATGCCGAACCATTTCCATTTGCTCTCTGGGATCGCCGTCCGCCCGCCTGCTGTGGAATGGGTGGGGGTCATGCGGGCACCTGAAAAGATTGCGCCACCTGCAAAACAGCCAATCGCTTCTCGGGCGGCAAATCCCGGCGCTGCTGCCAAACTGCGAGCATCTGGTCTGCTTGCTGTTGTGCGCTCATCGGCTGCACGCTCTGCTGTACGGTCTGCATAAGCATCAGATCCACCTCATGTTGCGGGCGAATACGAACAAAACTGAAATGGTAAGGAGGGTGCCGGCGAACATGGCGCCGAGCTGCGCTGCTTCATTCATTGGTCTGCTCCACTTGCGAGGAGCAACGGGCTAGGGCACGGCGCGCCTTATTCCACTGTCCGATAGACATCATGCTCGGGCGATCTTGGGACTGCGGCATCAACTCCATGATCGAGGCGAGTGCATCGAAAAGTTCAGGCGCAGCCACGAATAGTGCGGCCATGCGCTTGCAATCCTTTCGCGCCGGGCCAACTCCATTGCTGTACTGATGAACTTGCGCGACCATGAAACCAGCTGAATTGCGGATTTTGATCGAGTGCTGTTCTGGGTCGAGAACCAGATGCCCATATGCGCTGCATGTGTCCGCCATCACACCGCCTCCTGCAGCGCACAGGCAACCGCAATGCGGCCAACCTCACGCACAATTCGGCGGCGCTCACGATCTGCGTAATGTGCGCGTAGGCACATGGCAGCCCATGCGGCCTCGTTGGGCGACACCCAGCCGTCAATGTGTCCGTCAAGACCGGTACGCCACGCGCCAACCTTCAACGTGCGGAGGTACTTCGGGCCGAACGTATAGGCGCGCAGGAAGTGCTTCACTTCCTTCACGGACAAACCCGTGTTCGTACCGATGAGGTCGCACTTGATGCCGATGGAAAGCGGACACTTGGCCTGACCGTTGTGCGCAATCGGAGAAAACAACTCCGCAAGATGTTCGCGCTGTTCGCGGTAGGCCGGCCAATTAATGCTGCGCTCAATTGAGCGGCGTTTCTCGATAATGGATGACATGTGAGTCTCCCCAATGCGATGAGGAGACTGTATGCGATAATCGCACTATTGTCAACTACAAAAATGCTACTATCGCATTTTTATTGTGCGACAGACCTAAAGCAGACAGGCCGCCCTAAAAGGCTAGCACTCGGCCGGCGACCCTCCCGACGATCTTCAATTCTTCAAGTGTCATGGATTGATTATCGCGATGCGATGGATTGTCAGATATCACCTTCACCGTTGGTGGATCGCTCTTCCACATATATTCTAGTCGTTTAATTTGAGGCGCCCTGTGTCCATCGGAGATTAGATAGAGGCCGTCATTGCCGAACGTGGTTGCACGCAAGTCGATAATAACTTTGTCGCCGTGCCTAACAGTTGGATCCATGGAGTCGCCACGCACCTCCATCACAACAGAGTGCTGGCTCGACGCCTTCATAGTGTTTTGTAAATATCCGTCGGGGAATACCCATTCCGCGACCACCATGTGCCCCATCATAGTCCCCCCGTTAATATTGATTTGTATGAATTCTCCTACTGTCCCTTCACCAGCCCCCGCAGTGACGTCCAACTCTGGAATAGCACCTGGCATGCGAGCATCGTAATGCTCGCGGTTATAGCCACGCCCGTACTCCTGTTCGATTCTACTAATCTCAACTAGATCGGTGCCTTCGTATTGTGCTCCCTCCACTGGGGGTAAGCATAGCTCTATTAATTTATTAGACCTTAGATAATTAACGAGCGCGGCATATTCCTCGATGTGAATATTCCGATCGCAAGTGAGTATTTTAGAAACGCGACTCGGATCGTTGTGTCCGAAGATGCGCGCGAGGTCAGAGTTTTTTAGTCCGGCCTTCTCTTTGACGACGGCCATCCACTCAGAAATTTTTCTCCGGTCCATTTTAAAATTCCCTCTTTTTACGCAATACGATAGTGCGATAATGGCATTAATTTTGCGCCGCGTCATGTGCTAATATCGCATTTTTAACTTGACACAAGTGCGATTTTCGCATATGGTTACCAACATCAGAAGCGAGGTAATCAAATGCTGGATGTTGTGGCTGGAACACGTGGAACAGAGTTTTTGGCACTAGTTGAAGTGTTCCGCGACAAGCCGCAGCAGCAGCATCCAAGCAATCCACTCACTGAGACGAGATTCGGCACCATGCAGGGATGCGGGGGGCATTACCAATGCCGCCGCATTCCAGTGACGTTGCCGTGGAGTGGGACGCTCAAGTGAACCGCGTTTCAACAATCGCTGGGAACGTCGTTAAGCGTCCTTCCGGGAATCACCCTGATCCGGAGAGATGGGAGATTCTCCGCGAGTATGCGCGTGACCGACAGCGATACGAGAGCGGCGAAGTGTACTGCGCGACGTGCCCAGAAACAGAGGGCGGGCAGCACCGTTTTGAGTTGCACCACAGGCATTACAATTATTTTGGAGCAGAGCGCGTTGAAGACGTCGTTCTGCTGTGTGCGCCATGTCACGACGCAATCACAAACAGGCTTCGAAATTTTCGTTTGGCTCATGGAGACATGACCATGACCGCAACCAACGACAACAAAAAGATTCAGAGATCGTCGTTCGTCGGAGCAAGCCGGATTAGCGATGTAACCAAGCTGTCAGCCTAGCTGAAGCATCACACGCGCAAGAGCGCAAGGAGAGAACAATGGCACGTAAGACCTTTATCGTTGGCATACATCTTGCCGATTACATTCAGCACAACCCGCAGACAGCAATGCCTGCAAATAAATTCTACAAGGCTATGAAGGAGCTTACTGGCAAGCGCAAAAAGACCGACGCAGACCACGAGGCAATCGCCAATATTGAATACCACGCCGGCCTGTACATGAACGGCGCTGGCCAGGTTGTCTTGCCGAGTACGCAGTTTGAAGCAGCTATTGCGGAGGGCGCAAAAGTTTCAAAGGAAGGCAAGATTTGCCTTTCCTCAACCTTCGTTGAAGGCGACGCTGTTCTCTCATACGACGGCGGTCCTCTCTCGCTCGATGAACTACTCGCTAGTGAATCCCATCGCTTAGATGCGCTGGTTCGTGTCGGTATGGCGAAAACGATGCGGCGCCGACCTTATTTCACCAACGCTTGCGCTGATTTCCGAGTGTCTCTCGATACCGAGCAGGCAAACGCGGCGCAGTTGCGTCGTTGGGTGTTCGATGCGCTCAACATCAAGGGAATTGGAGATTGGCGCCCGCGACATGGTCGCGGTGAGATTACGAAGTTCGAAGAGGCGCCTGTGTTGGTTACTGCGACAGCAGCGATTGCTCAAGCGGCATAAGTTCTTCTGTGTGGCTGGGCGAGGATTTCACGGCACGGCAAGTACCCGGTTAGGCGTGGCCCGGTCGGGCGATCCCCGGCACGGCTAGGCAAGGATTTCGTGGTTTGGGTTGACAGAACACGGCACGGCCCGGTTTGGCACTGCGGGGAATGGCAAGGATTTTGTGGCCCGGCCAGTTTCGGAACGGCACGTCTTGGAATGGCTAGGAATGGCTAGGCATGGACATCGAGGCTCGGTGGGTTGGGGTTTGGTCCGGTCATGTTCGGTTCGGTTGGGCTAGATCGGGCACGGCAAGTCTAGGCACGATTCGGTTCGGCAAGGATTTCACGGCAATAGCGGCGCGATAGCGCTTCACAAAAGAAAAACCGCGCTTGCGCGGCAATGGCGGAGCTTTCTCCAAATGACACCACTTGAACAGACGCTCTACGCAATGACCCGATTCAAAATGGAAGACGAAGTTGAGATCGCCGGCGAATTGATCGGAACCGTTACCGGGATTCAGGTCACCACGAGCGGTGAGGATACGTACAGGGTTTTCTATTTCGACAACGCCGAAAACCCGAAGGAAGAGTGGATTCGCGACTCCATGCTTTCGGAGGTCGACGACGAAGAAAGCAACGTGATTCCGTTTCCAGTTAGCCGCACGCGGCATTGAGGGAAAAGAACATGAGCGCAGAGACAGCGAATAGGGATGATGGTTGCGATTGGTACTTCGGCGTGCCGTTTCCGAGCAAGCGGAAGGTGGCGGAGGCTGCGCCGGTAAAGCGCGAGTTGAAGGTTGGTGATCGGGTGAAGGTGGTGAAGCGTGGCGAGGCGGGCAGTGGACACGGAGCCAGCGTTGGTGACATCGGCAAGGTATTTGCGGTCGATCATGGCTGCATTTATTGCGAGATGGTTGGTGGGCCTTGGTATTTTAACATCGACGAAATCGAACTCCTCCAACCAACCTTCGCCCCCAACACCCGCGTTCGCTTAATCCGCAATACACAGCGCTATGCCGTTGGCGACACCGGCACGGTAACGCTATCGAGCGATGAGAGCGTTGGCGTCCGCATGGACGACGGCCGCTACTGGTCGTTCAAGCCGGAAGATTTGGCGGTGGTTCCTGAAATGCGCGGTGCCAGTTTGGCCGAGCAGGCAGACGTTGGATCGCGTCATGATGGAGCGGTAACGGCAGAGAAACTGTCAGTAGCCAGCCTGTGCGACCTTGCTCCTGGTTGCGCTGGGCGCAATGGGGAGCATGGCAAGCCGAAGTTTAAGGCTGGCGATGTGGTGCAGGCGCTGGTGGAAGACTGGTCTGGCGCAATCAATGCTGGTGACATATTCACCTTATCTGGCGCCCACGACGAAGCAGTTGAGTTCATCGACCGCGAAGGTGATGACCGTATTCGGCCTGCAGACGAGTTTGAACTCGTCACCTCTGCTCCGTGTCCGCAAGACAACGTCGTCAGCATCGGCGAATTCAAAGCCAACCTTGGTGATGTCGCAGCGGTTGCTTTTGGCGGCACACCAGAACCCTGCATCGTCATCCGTCAGGTTGACGGCCAGCCTCGTCCTTCGTCTTGGCCTCACGTCCACAAGTCAGCGGCGGACGCCACAAAGGAAGCCGAGCGGCTGGCCTCGGTAAATCCAGGCAAGCAGTTCGATGTCTATCAGCGCGTCACTGGGCGGGTTGGTGACGTGCAGGTTAGGGAGGTGGCGTGATGGCAAGTTGGGACAATCCGCAGTTCTCATCCCTCATCGGAAAGACGATGAAGGATGTTCGTCAGATTGGCGACGATCGCATCGTATTCGAGTGCGATGACGGCAAAGAATACGCGCTCTTTCATGTGCAGGACTGTTGCGAGAGCGTAATCATCAGCGACATCTGCGGCGACCTTGCAGACCTCGTTGGCACGCCGATCTTGTTGGCCGAAGAAGTAAGCAGCGAAGACGACCCGCCTGACGTTGCGGCGAAGAAGGCTGCTGAACGAGCAGCAAAGCCAGACGATTATTACTGGGATGCCGAGAGCCAAACGTGGACGTTCTACAAGCTGCGCACGATTAAAGGCAGCGTTGACATCCGCTGGCATGGCACATCGAACGGCTATTACTCGGAATCTGTAACCTTCGGAGATACGTCCAATGAATACTAACAACATCACCAACCTCAACGCACACCGCCCACTGCCGCTCGGCAGTGCGGCAGTCGTAAACCTGCAACAGGCACTCGCCTTTGGCGCCAGCGCAGCCAGCCTCCGATCTGTGGCCGACTGGAACGATCGGAAGTCTTACGAGGAGCGCCGTCGTAAGTCGCGCGCTCGGCACAAGAGTCAGGCCGCTGCGCTGCGTGTGGTGGCTGATGACATCGAAAGCATGCTGCAGCAGGCCAGTTACGGACCGAAGGAGGCGGCGTGATGGGATACCGCATCGACTGGAAATCTGTCTCGCAGTGGGTTGGCACCGAAAAGACTGAACTTGAGGGCGAAGAAATTTACGCAACGCGCGAAGAGGCGGAACAGGCTGTGCGCGACATGCAGATGGACTCGTCTCTCATGGGTGAGGTTCACGAAACTGCGGTTCAGGGGCAGGGCGTCGAAGGATGGCTCGCAATCGTATCTGTAGGAGCAGCCTAATGCACATCTGGCCCCAGATCACGATGCTTGCGCTCATCACGCTTGGCGTCGGTCACACCATCGCAAAGTTCGGCGAACGCAAAACGGACACTTACGGCTGGGCGGAGCTAGTTATCGCCCCGGCCATTACTTTGACGCTGCTTTATTGCGGCGGGTTCTTTGCTCCATTGGGGATTTAACATGTCCTTATTCTCAATCCGCAATTCCAGCGCACGTTCGCACGCACCCTCGCAACTTCCGTCCGCTGGCGGCTATCTCGCGCTCTTCTTGGCAATTATCACGCTACTGCTCGGTAGTGCAGCAGCCTGGATTACGCACGTTATCGTCTGCATCAAGGCCAGCGCGTGGGTGTTGCTCGCGTTCGGATGCATCGTTGCGCCGGTTGGCGTGATTCATGGAATCGGTGTTTGGCTGGGAGTGTTTTGATGGACGGAATCTTGGCCGTTATCTTAGCGCTACTCGTCGGCTTCTTTCTTGGGGCAAGCGTTATGTCCGATAATTGGAAGGATGCGGCGAAGCGCGGGACATTCGAAATTGGCCACGTTGTTTATGTAGCCAAGCCGCTGCGCTCAACTGCGCCCGGCACAGTGTGCGCGTTGGACGTCCCTAGTATTCCGAAGTGCCTGGATGGTACAGCCAAATGACCCCAGCCGACGCAGCATACATATTCATCGCAGCAGCCCTCGCAGTCGCGGCAGCCATGCTGCTGGTGCGCGTTGACTAACGACACGACCGGCCTTCTGCCGGGTGTCTGGTTAAATTTTATACGGATACAGTAATGGCTATTTCATTAGGTTCGCTTAAGTCGACGAAGAAACAGGCGCAGGAGCGTCCCCCCATCCTGACGATCTACGGCGTAGACGGCGTTGGCAAGACTACGCTGGCTTCGGAATTCCCTTCGCCTGTTTACATCAGCACGGCAGGCGAGCGGGCTCCGTCAGACATCGACCTTCCTACGCCAGGTGTAGTAACGACGATTGACGATTTGTGGGACATCGTTGGCGAGTTGCTTGCTGGCGAGCACGAATTCAAGACTGTCATCATCGACAGCCTCGATGGACTCGAGCCGCTGATCTGGAAACGGACTTGCGCCCGTATTGGGGCAACGTCGATTGACGACAGTAGCGCTGGATCTGTGGCTGCGTATGGTCGCGGATACCGTGAGGCCGACGTGGAGTGGAATGAACTAATTGACGCACTCAACGACTTGGTTGAGGCCGGCATGACGGTGGTTCTGCTTGCTCACCCCGGCATCGTGACGTTCAACTCGCCAATTTCAGATCCTTATTCTCGATACGAAATTAAACTTCACAAGCGCGGGGCCGCCCTCATCCGCGAGAAGTCGGACGTCGTGGCCTTCGTTAATTATCGGGTGACGCTGGTGAAGGCTGACCCGAAGAATCCGAAGTCTCACACCCACGGCGAAGGCAAGGAACGCATCATCCACCTTTCCGAGAACGCTGGCTTCGTTGCTAAGTCGCGTTTTCCAACGCCGGACTCCATCAAGTACGTCAAAGGCAAGGGCTATTCTGAACTAGCCAAGTACTTCCCGCATGTGAGTGGGGAGGCGGCGTGATGGAGTTTGGCTTCTGGCTATCAATCATATCGCTGGCGGTGTCTTCGTTCTCTCTGGGCTTTGCCTTGCGTGGTTTGTTGGAAGGGTGAGCAATGAAAGATCACCATGGACATTTCTGGGTTTGTTTTTGGCTTTTCATGATTTGGCTAGCCATGCCGTCGTTCTCACAAGTTGAGAACATAAACCAGTCACTCGAGAAGATCGCAACGAGCATTAGCCAAACCAACACTGCACGCTAGTGCGGTCATTAAAGCACGATCGGCCCTTTAGCCGAGTGCTACGCGGTACAGCCGCAACCCGGACCACGGGAATCATATGGCACAACTTGGGACTAAATTTAACGCGCAAGAGCATGATACCGAGCAGCGTGATTACGAGAACCTGCCGGAAGGAATCTACAAGCTTGAGGTTACCGAGGCCGATGTTGCTGCTACCAAAAAGGGTGACGGCACGCTTCTGAAACTGCGCTACGGCGTGATTGAGCCGGAAGAGTATAAGGGCCGACTTATCTTCGGAAACATCACGCTCGAAAACCCGAACGCTCAGGCCCAGGAGATCGGCCAGAAGCAGCTCGCGAGCCTGTGCCGTGCGATCGGCCTGTCCGAGATCGAGGACAGCGACGAGCTGAAATTCCAGAGCTTCACCGCGAAGGTTGGCTTGTCGAAGCGACGTGAAGTGGCCGGGACGACTTATGAGCCTCGCAACGAGGTGAAGCGGTACTACTTCCCCGACGCAGACGACATGCCTGAAATCGGCGTGATCGCTGCTGCACCTAAACCCGCCAACGATAACCGTCCTGCAAGCGGCGACGCCCGCACGACGCAGAACGGTGGCGCGGCGGCAACTACTGCGGCGGGTGGCAAGAGCCGGCCTTGGGGTCGCAAGTAACGCAGCAACACATTACTGGTGCGCACCGCGCACCAGTAGTCCAACAAAGTCAAAGGGAAACACAATGATCAACGCAATTCCCGTTATCGGCTGGGCGCTATCGCTGTTCTTCGCGGCCAGCCTTGCCGTACCGTTCTGGTTTATCTGGACCGTATGTGGCATCGGCGCGACCTACGCGTATTGGCTGCCGGCCGTGTATCTCGCGCCAGGCTTCTGGATCTGCGTCGGCCTGTTCATCGTGGCGTCAATCATCAAGCGAGTGTTCGTACCGACGATTGTGAGCGTGTCGCAGAGCGCGGACAAATCCGCATGATGAACATCTACCACGTCTACATCATGCGCGACGACCTTGAGAAGTGGATTGCGTTGGCGCTCTACAGCACCGAGCAGGCCGAACTTCTCGGGCAGGCGTTTCCCGACATCACGCGGATTGAGACGTGGAACGGCGACGTTGTTTACAAATCGAAGCACAAACGGACGGTGCATTGAGATGAGCGAGTGGCAAACGATGGAAAGTGCGCCACGTGATGGCCGAGTAATCGACTTGACGTGGATGGAGGGCGGTAAGCCGCAAGAGGTTTGGCCAATGCAATGGGGACACATTCAGCGCAATGGGTTGTTCGCGCCTGGTGTGACCGGAATGTGGGTGGCGCCGGACGGGTCAATCACATGGACCGAGCATGACCCGTATGGAGCGCCGACCCACTGGCGAGAGACACAGAACTACCGTCCTGAACATGCGGTGCATTGATGACACCCGCCACCCAGCACGACTACAGCCTGCACCCCGCCAACTGGACGTGGGCGATGCATGAGGAAGCAACGCCGGAACAGATGGCCGTCTACAACAAGTGGTGGTGGGCATCTGTGACCGGAACGAACCTTGAGAAGTGGATGGCGGACGAGAAAATCGACGCTGACATCTACGAGCGCGACAAGGAGTGGGTGCATTGAGCAAAAAACACCGAGATTGGGCTGACGAAGAAGCCGTCATTCTGTTGGGTGAGAAGGCCGGCCTACAAATTGCTCGCGTCGCTCATGCTCTGCGTGAGGCGAGACAAGAAGGTTTCGATGCGGGTTACAGCGAAGGTTTCGACATCGGCCGCGAAGACGACCGCTACGACAGAATGTAAATGCCAACACCGCCGCACGTTAGTGCAGCCTTTACACGGGTGAACCCATGACCCTCTCTATTCAACGCGCCGATCTGGCGCGAATCCTTTCGCTCGCCACCAAAGCAACCGAGAGCCGCAATACCATTCCGATTTTGGCCAATGTGCTGCTGATTGCGGACGGCAGCAATCTGCAGGTTATCGGCACCGACCTCGATATTGAATACAGCGCAAGTGCGCCATGCTCTGGCGAGCAGGGCAGCACCACGGTCGACGCGCGCCGGTTGGCCGACATCGCCAAGCGGTTGTCTGGCGATACGGTAACGCTAGAATTGAAGAACGGCGCGCTGGTGGTCAAATCCGGCCGTTCGCGCTTTAGCCTGCCTACCTTGGCGGTTGAAGACTTCCCGCGCCTCGATAGTGGCGTGTTCGATGCCGAGTTTAAGATTGATTTGGCCTCACTGGTCGCGCCGGTTAAGTTTGCAATGTCGTCGGAGCCGGCTCGGTATTACCTCAACGGCGTTTACTTGCACGAAGCAGAAGGCCAGTTGCGCGCGGTCGCCACTGACGGACACCGCTTGTCGCACAACAGCGTGGCGCACCCGATGCCAACCGCGCCCGGCGTCATTATTCCCAGCAAAACTGTTGGTCTTATCCCGGCTGGCGTTATCGACGTTGGGCTGTCGAAAAACAAGGTGCGCCTCGCCACTGCCGACACCATCATTGTGTCGAAGCTGATCGATGGCACGTTCCCAGATTACGTTCGGGTCATTCCCCATGGCAATGACAAGCAACTGACCGTTAGCCGCAAGGAGTTAGCGAGTGCAGTTAGCCGCGTGGCGTCCATTGCGTCAGAACGCAGCCGAGCGGCTAAGTTCTCGTTGGCCGGCGACAACATCGCAATATCGATGACGTCGGACGAGGGCGCAGCCCGAGAGGACGTGCCTGCAACATACAGCGCCGAGCCGTTGGAGATTGGGTTCAACAGCGCATACGTGGGGGACGTGTTGGGCGCGCTGACTGGCGATGAAATCACAGTGTCGCTGGGTGACCCAGGTTCGCCTGCCTTGTTTCGTGGGGCCGGCGAAGGACAAATCGTTTTGATGCCGATGAGGGTATGACGCATGCCGTGGCCACCAGAAGATGGATACCCGTACATGCCCGCGAACGGCACTGAAGGAGAAATCTTTCAGGACGGATGGTGTGTGCATTGCGCGCGAGATGCGGCGTTCAGGAAATCATACGAGGAAACAAGCGGCAATCCAGACTGTGACGGATGCTCAATTCTTGGCGCGTCGCTGTGTGGTGAACAACCCAAAGAGTGGTTCTGGCGAAAGGGCGAGCCCCACTGTTCGGCATACACCGAAGACCCGAACTGTCCGGTGGGATGCCCGGAAACGTTGGAAATGTTCCGCTCGGATGATCGAGAAGTGATGGGGAGGGCGGCGTGAGCGAGACACCGAGCGCGAGACGGCGAAAAGGACGCGAAGCCTACTATCGCGGCGGAAACCCGAACGACCATAATCCGTATCAATTTAATTCTGGGGTTTGTAGCCAGAGGATTGATTGGCTTGAGGGTTGGCAAGAAGCCTCAGCCGCGGATGCAGAAAATATTAAGTTAGAAGCCGCGAGAGACGAATTGCGCGACTTGCCCATATCTCTCGCCATCGACGCTGCACAGACGGACGATGACGTGAAGGAAATCCTGCGGCGCATCGCAGAGCATGTTGGGATGGAATAATGTCCACCATCACAATCAACTGGCTATCCGACTCCTACGACGGCTGCGAGACTTGCGGTTCGTCGTGGGCAGAAGGTGCGCGTGTGTATGTAGACGGCAAGCTTGAGCTTGACCTTGAACCAACTGCGCATTGCCACTCGGGCACGCATTACGATCAGCAAGACGTTTACGATCGCTTGCTACGCCATCTCGGGCATACCGTGGAGCATGGGTAAGTGGCACCACTTCCGCAGGTAATTAGTCCAACGCTCAAAGCCGTGCGCCGTGCATTGGAGTCTGGTCACGACGATTGGGAGTCTGTCGGCGTGCCTGCCGGTGACATCGGAGTTGAGTGCGACAGGGCCATCTGGTTCTCGTTCCGCCGGGCGTCTCCGAAGGAGGAAATCAACTGGAAGACTCGGCGCATCTTTGAACGAGGCAATATCGAGGAGCCCCGCTTACTAGATCTGCTGCGGTCTATTGGTTGCACGGTATGGGGCGAGCAAGACCGCGTTCGGGCTGTCGGCGGACATCTCCGCGGAAAGATAGATGGGCGCGGGCTTGGAATTCTGGAGGCGCCGTCCAAAGAGCACGTCATTGAGTGCAAGTCTGCCAAGCAAGAGAAATTCGCGCCAGTTAAGAAGAATGGCGTGAAAATCGCTATGCCACTGCATTACGCCACCTTCCAGTTTTATATGCACGGGCTCGGTATCGATCGCGTTTTCTACATGATGTCGAATAAGAACGACGAGGATTTGCACTTTGAGCGCGTGCCTTACGATGCAGACTTCGCCATTCGAGCAGTCGCTAGGATTGAACGCATCGTGAATATGCCAAACCCACCTTCGCGGTTGTGTACTAAGCGTGACGACTTCCGCGGGATGTTCTGCCGGCAGCAAGAGGTTTGCTGGGGAGAGCGCAAGCCTCGAGCTCATTGCAGAACGTGTATCCATTCCACGCCACTGATGGACGGCAACGCTGGGTGGGACTGTTCGCGCTGGCAAAAGCCGTTGTCGCTTGAAGAGCAGGACGCTGGGTGCCCTGCGCATTTGTTTATCCCGCAAACGTTAGTTGGGTACGAGCAAGTGGACGCTGACGAAGAAGCTGAGACGATTACGTATCGGCGTGAGAGCGACGGTAAAACGTGGGTTGATGGCGCGGCGAACGACAACGACGGCGAGAAGGAGAATGCGGCGTGAATATTGAACCGTACCAGTCGACTGCTCTGCAGATTATGAAACTGGCGAATGAACAAGCAGACGCCACCAAACTAGCATTTGACGCGCTCATTGAGATTGACCGAATCTGCCGTACCCCAACCTCGGCCGGAGAAAAGGCTGGTCGGCACTTTCAGCGAGACTTCGACGCAATCCGTAGGCTTACTGCTCCGTTCTGCGCCCCCTCCCACCCGGTGGCAGCATGACCAAAGCCCGCACCCACCCGCACGCCAATGATAATAGGCCAGCTTGGTTCGACGCACTTCTGGTGCAGTACATGCCGTTCCTGCATCGAAAGTGTACCGACCAAGCCAAGGGAGTCGACCGCGAAGACCTGGCGCAGGAGGCGATGAGGTACATCCTCGACTATTGGTACAGGTTCCGCAGCGATGGAATTTTCACATCGTGGGTTACGCTGATGGTGAGTGAGGCGCGCAGAGATATGATGCTGCGCCATGACAAGGGCGCAAGAGCCAAGGAGTCTGTAGCGGTGCTGCAATCATACTCGCCAGCTTCGCAGGAGAGTGCAGCCATGTTGTCAGAGACGTCCGATCGATTGGGTGACGCGGCACCACTAGCTGCAATGATCGGCGCTGGCTTTAGCCAAGCTGAGATCGGCGCCGCCACTGGTGTGAGCATTTTTACTGTTGAGCGTCGCGTCAAGGCGATGCGCGGGCTGCTGGCCGCCAACGAGAACCGAAAGTCAGTTCGGAAGGCTGGTTGAATGCGATTGGTGGTGACTGGAGGGCGAGACTACAGCGACACAGCAGCGGCATTCGCTGCGCTGGATGATCTACACGCGTGCAAACCAATTACAGTACTAATTCAAGGCGAGGCTCGTGGGTTAGATGCACGCGCAAAGAATTGGGCATTTCGGCGCGGTGTTCCCTGCGCCAGCTTCGCAGCGCAGTGGGATAAATACGACAAAGACGCTGGCGGAATACGGAATCAACAAATGATTGATGAAGGAAAGCCGGACTACGGATTGGTTTTCCCCGGTGGGTATGGGACTGCGGATATGCGGCGAAGGCTGGTTGCTGCGGGAATACCGTTTGAGGATGTGAAGTGATGCCTCTTCGTTATTACCAGAAGGAATCGCTTAAGGCGGTGTTTGACTATTGGGATAAGCATCCCGGCCACCCTCTTGTCGATATGGCTACTGGAGTTGGAAAGTCTATCACGCAGGCAACGCTGGCCATGGACCTTATTAAGGGCTGGCCGGATATGCGTGTGATGTCGGCAACGCACGTTGTTGAATTGATTGAAGCTAATTTCAAGGAGCTTATTGGTATCTGGCCGTTTGCCCCAGCGGGTATTTGTGCGGCGTCGCTTGGACAGCGTGACTTCAGATCGCAAATCATATTCGCGCAACTGCAGACTGTCTGGAATAAGGCTGCGCAGATTGGACACATCGATGTTCTAATCATCGATGAGGTGCATCTTGTGCCTGCAAAAGCTAACACGATGTATCGCAAGCTTATTGATGCCTTGCTGGTCATAAATCCAGACATGAAGATTGTCGGTTATAGCGCCACGCTTTACCGGCTTGATAGCGGGCGACTGGATGAAGGTGACGACAAGCTATTCGATCAGGTTGTTTACGAGTACGGCATTCGTCGCGGCATTGAAGATGGCTACCTCTGCCCGATAACGTCTAAACCGACAGGAACCAAGTACGACCTATCCGGTGTTGGAAAGTCGATGGGGGACTATAAGCTGAGCGATTATCGCGCTGCGGTTGATACCGAGATATTAAACAAGCGCGTGGTCGAAGAGGTCATGGACGTCGAAGGCCACAGGAAGTCGGCGCTGTTCTTCTGTCGTGGGGTGGAGCACGCCACACATATGAGGGATATGGTGCAGGCGGCTGGCCGCACTTGTGAGATCGTTCACGGCGGGACGCCATCAACGGTGCGGCGTAAGTTAATCGCAGCCTTGAAGGCCGGTGAAATATGGGCGCTTAGCAACGACAATGTATTATCGACTGGAACCAATATCCCGGGTGTGGATCTAATTGTTGACACCTATAAAACTCTTTCTGCCGGCCGTTATGCGCAGCGCGTAGGTCGTGGCACGCGAGTTATCTACCCTCACGGGTTTGACCCAGAAGCAGTCGACGCAACTGAAAGGCGTGCGGCTATCGCATCGGGTATCAAGCCAAATTGTCGTTACATGGACTTTGCCGGAAACATCGATGCTCACGGTCCAGTGGACATGATTAATCCTAAGAAGCCCGGCAAGGGTGAGGGACAAGCACCGATCAAAATCTGCCCGACGTGCGAGGAAATTAATCACGCGAGTGTCCGTGTGTGCTCGTGCTGTGGATTCGAATTTGAATTTAACACCGCCCCGAAGTTCACTGCCCGTGCAAGCGACGCACCAATTATATCGAGCGACACGCCAAACTGGCGCACTGTTACAGGTCGCCATTTCAGGGAACACCCGGCCAAGCCTGGGAAGCCCCCGAGCGTGCGTGTGGATTACAAGCTCGGCATGAATGTTCAGAAGGATTACTTGTGCCCTCAACATGGCGGGCGCGCTGCGGCGAAGGCTTGTAGGTATTGGAAGGACCACGCTGGGAAGTTTCCATATCCAAAAACGACTGCGGAATGGCTAGACCGGGTAGGAGAACTTCTTACGACTGTAGAGATTGCGACTGCGCCAGATAAGGACAATCCGCGCTACATTAACGTAAGGGATTGGCGCGCTGGTTCTGCTACGCAAGTTGCCGAACCAGCAAACGACAACTGGAAGCCGCTGATGGCGGCGGGTGATGATTGGGCGGAGGATATACCGTTTTGATTTACCTATACGTGACATTGCGAGAGCGACTTTATGAAGCGTCAATCAACGGCAACGAGCTTGCGCACGAAGCCGTGGAGGAAATCAACAGACTGGATAAGATCATTAAAGACCTAACTTCAAGCGCAGTACCAGCATTGCTGGCGTCAAAAGCAGGGATGCTGCTTGGTGACGAATTCACAGAGCGACTTGAGAAATCTGTTGCTAATGCGAGAAAGTGCGCGTGATGGCAAAAATAGGTTACGCAGACCCTCCGTACATCGGTTGCGCTCACCTCTACAAAGACCACCCGGATTTTGCCGGAGAGGTAGATCATGCCGCGTTAATCGAGAGGCTGGAGTCTGAATATGATGGATGGGTGCTTCATGCTTCTGCAACACCTACCAGCATGGCCGTCCTTGCGCCTCTGGTAGCCAAGACATCGGCGCGCTGGTGTTCATGGGTGAAGGGCTTTGCAGCATTCAAACGCAACGTTCCGGTAGCCTACGCATGGGAGCCGGTCATTATCAAACCTGCTCGCAAGCCGGTTGTCAGCAAGCGGCAGGTGAACCGCGACTGGATTCAAGAAAGCATCACCCTCAAGCGCGGCCTGACAGGCGCGAAGCCGGAAGCCGTCTGCCATTGGGCTTTCGAACTATCAGCTGCGCGACCTGACGACGAACTAGACGACATGTTTCCGGGCACTGGCGCAGTAGGTCGCGCGTGGAAAACATGGCAGGGCAAGTTCACGCTTCCTGCCAACGATAACTCTCCTTTATTCGCTACTGCGCAGCGTAGCGCGCAATAGCAGCAGTGCGCGGCCAAGTGCCGAGATACCGCGTGCAACTCCCGCTGTGGAGCAAGCATGACTAACAATAAGCCACAAGACGGCAAACAATCCCGCCGCGCCAGCCTAGCCGAGAGCCTGGCCAACATCGCAATCGGCTATTGCGTAGCAATAGCGGCACAAGTCGTCATCTTTCCTTTGTTCGGGATTCATATCGGTGCAGGTGAGCATGCTGCCATCGGCGCGCTATTCACGGCTGTGTCGCTCGTTCGCAGCTATGCGTTGAGGCGGTTGTTTGAGACGTTGCGGGTTAGTGGGGTGCTTTCGTAATGACTATCGAACCGATCATCATTGGCGATTGCACACTGTACCATGGCGACAACCGCGACGTGCTTCGGCAGTTGCCGGACAACAGCATCGATAGTTGTGTCACGGACCCTCCTTACGCGCTCGTGTCCATTGTAAAGCGGTTTGGAGGGGCTAACTCTGCACCAGCCAAAGGTAACGATGCATATATGCGCGCGTCCCGTGGATTCATGAATGCCACCTGGGATACGGGCGAGGTTGCGTTCAGCGAAGAGTTTTGGGCCGAAGTGTTGCGCGTGCTGAAACCGGGCGGTCATGTCGCCGCGTTCGGTGCGTCGCGCGGCTATCATCGCATGGCGTGCGCGATTGAGGATGCGGGTTTTGAAATCCGCGACTCGCTGATGTGGATTTATGGGACGGGGTTTCCCAAGTCGCATGATGTGAGCAAGGGGATTGATAAAGCCGCAGGCGCGGAACGTGAAGTGATCGGCCAGATAGTGCGCGGCGACGTTGAGGCTGCGAAGCGAAACGGCGTCACGATGGCCGCAGCCGATGCGAACAAGAACAATAAGGCAATCTTTGGCTATGGTGTCGAACAGATCACCGCTCCCGCCACCGACGCCGCCCGCCAATGGGAAGGATGGGGCACAGCCATTAAGCCCGCCTTTGAACCAATCGTTCTCGCGCGCAAGCCGCTGTCCGAAGGCACGGTCGCCGCGAATGTGCTGCGTTGGGGCACGGGTGCGCTGAATATTGGGGCTACAAGGATTCCGGCCAACGGCGATAAGCTTGGCGGTGGGATGGTCAACAAAGGTCGCCCGAAGGCTGGCGAAGGCTGGGACCGCCCGTGGATGCACGATCCAGAGGTAACGGAACGAAAGAAGGGTGAAGCCGCCGCAAAGGTTGCAGAAGCGGAAGCGGCCGGCCGCTGGCCCGCCAACGTGGTGCACGACGGCTCGGATGAAGTGGTGGGGCTGTTTCCACACTCCAAGTCCGGCGCATTGACGGCGGATCAACAAAAGAACGGAGGGTTTGCCGGGACTGTTCATTGTTATGGGAAAGCCAAGACTGGCGGAACGAACGAGTACCGGGCCAATGAAGGCTCCGCAGCCCGCTTCTTCTACAGCGCCAAGGCCAGCAAAGCAGATCGCGCTGGTTCAAAACATCCGACCGTCAAGCCCGTCGCACTCATGGAATGGCTCGCCGCTCTCATTACACCGCCCGGCGGGACTGTGCTCGACCCGTTTGCCGGTAGCGGCACGACCGGCGCTGCGGCTGTGCGGAAGGGGTTTAAGGCCGTCCTTTGCGAGCGCGAAGACGAGTACGTCGAGGACATCAAGCGGCGCATGTCCGCAGCATTGCCAGTTGCCGCTGCGGTAGCAGCGCAACCAGCAAACGACAATGAGCCTTCACCACAGTCCTCGCCATCACAACTCGACATTTTCGGCGCAGCCGCATGACCGACCTCATCGGCACATGCGCAATCTGCAAACGCAGGCACGCGAACATCGGCTGGGCTGCGTCGGAGCGCCACCCAGTTAAATGGGAGTGCAAGGAATGCCTGCAATTACCAATCGAACAAGTTAAGAGGTTTCACCACATGGCGCGCAAAGCATTAGACCGGTTCGAGGAACAGGCGCTGGAGGAGGGCGGAAATGCTGGTGGCTCGTTCCTGGACGAGATCGGGAAGACGGACCTCGCAGCGCTAGACGACTACGAATGGCGCGAGTTTCTGCGGCGCGTTCTGGTTGGTTACGCGGATGGGATGCGGGAGATTGTTGGCCGTGAGGTGCCGTTTTGATGAGCGTTGAATTGCACAACGGTGATTGCTTGGACATCCTGCCGACGCTTGCGCCCGGCAGTGTGGATTTGATCCTGTGCGATTTGCCGTATGGGACGACGGCCTGCAAATGGGACGAGATCATTCCACTCGATAGAATGTGGGAGCAGTATTGGCGTGTTGCCAAGCCAAGTGCTGCTATTGTGTTGACCTCGCAGCAGCCATTCACGGCAAAGCTTACGATGAGCCAAGCGAATTTCTTTCGTTACAACTGGGTGTGGGACAAGGGGTATTCAACTGGGTTTGCCAACGCAAACAAAATGCCGATGAGGGGTTTCGAGGACGTCTTGGTGTTTTACCGCAAATTGCCGACGTATAACCCTCAAGGTCTTGTAGATATCCCTCCAAAAATAAAGAAGCGCGCGTCTGGCGGCGGTGGCGAGGTTATGGGTAAGAACGGAACCGAGGGCAAGGAGTACGTTTCAACAAAAACCAACTACCCAAACGGAATCATCACCACAAAGAAGGAAGGCAAAACCGTACACCCCACCCAAAAACCAGTTGCGTTGATGGAATACCTAATCCGCACCTATACCAATCCGGGCGATATCGTCCTAGACAATTGCATGGGCTCAGGCACCACTGGCGTTGCGGCAGTCAACACCGGACGACGGTTTATCGGCATTGAACGTGACGCGGACTATTTCGCGATTGCGCGCAAGCGCATTGGCGAAGCGCAACCCGTACCCGCACCAACACCGGCCAACGACAACATGCCGCCATCTGCAGACTTGTTCGGAGAAGCCGCATGACTCCATTTGAACTCGCAAATTTCTACATCTCTCAGGGCCTTAAGGTTTTTCCGTGCCGTTCACGCGCGGAAGAAACCGTTGACCAATACACCGGCGAAGTAACAACGCTAGGCGAGAAAACTCCCCTGCTTTCGAATGGCTTCAAGGGTGCCACGCGCTTCCAACATATCGTCAAGCGCTGGTTCACCGATTGGCCTGACGCTGCCGTTGGTTTGCCTACCGGCAAAGACGCGGGATTCTTTGTGTTGGATATCGACAACAAGCCTGGTGGTGCAAACGGCTTTGAATGGCTGGCGGAGATGGAAGCGGAGCATGGCCCACTGCCCGAGACAGCGCGCGTTATGTCGCCAAATGGCGGCATGCACGTCTATTTCAAATACGTAGAAGGCACACGCAACCGCGGCAATCTAGGCGCTGGCGTGGACTTGCGTTCTGAAGGTGGGTATGTCTGCGCCGCCGGCAGCGTTATGTCGGACGGACGGGCTTATAAGTGGACGGTGGATACAGGCGGCATTCCGCCTATCGCGGATGCCCCCGCATGGCTACTCGACCTCGTCGTTCGCAAGCAGGCGCCCGCCTCCACCTGCACGCCATCTGGCCAAGTAACCACAGGGAGCGTTACTAACAGCGCCTATGTCAACGCTGCGGTTGATCGCGAACTAGCCGACTTGGCTGGCGCACCTATGGGCAGTCGCAATAATAGCCTCAACGACGCCGCGTTCTGCCTTGGCACGTTCGTTGGCGCCGGCGCGTTGCCAGAGTCAGAAGCCCGCGCCTTGCTGCAGGACGTGGCGCGCGGATGGGGCAGGGATTGGGCTCGCTGTGCCAAGACGATCGAAAACGGTCTTGCGGCCGGACAGCGTAGTCCGCGCGAAATCCCATCGGCCGAACACGACAACGATAACACGCGCCTCGTCGACATTACCAAGATGATTGAGAACGGGCTGCGGAAGGCGAAGGAACGCCAACCTGTGCCCGCCGATAAACCGGACATGAAACCGGCAAAAGAACCGGCAAAATCCACTGCGTCTGACAGCCAAACGTCAGAAAAACCTACACAATCTTCGGACACAGAACCGGCCAACAAACCGGCATTGGATTCCACCCACCCCGCCGCGCAAGACGACAAACCAGCCATCCTTGCCACCGCGTTCAAGTGGCAAGACCCGCGCAAGCTCCCAAGGCGCGAGTTCGCCTTCGGCACCCACTATATCCGCAAATATGTCTCCGTGACGGTCGCGCCGGGTGGGTTGGGCAAGACTGCCAATAGCATTGTGGAATCCCTCGCCATGGTGTCTGGCAAACCTCTTGCCGGCACAAAGCCGGCCGAGCGGCTGCGGGTCTGGTTTTTCAATTCGGAGGATCCCCGAGATGAGCTGGACCGCCGCATCATGGCGGCGTGCATCCGCTATAAGCTCACACAAGACGACGTGCAGGGCTTGTTCCTCGATACGGGGCGCGAGCAGGAACTTGTCATCGCGGTTGAGGACAAGAAAGCCGGCGTACGCATCGTGCAGCCGATCGTCGAGGCTGTCGTCGAACAAATTCAGAAGCACAAGATTGACGTTATGATCGTCGATCCATTCGTGTCGACACATCAGGTCAACGAGAACGACAACGGCGCGATCGACAAGGTTGCCAAGCTTTGGGCGCAGATCGCGGACCATACCAACTGCGCTATTGATATCGTGCACCACCTGCGCAAGCTGGCTGATAGGGAAGCCACAGTGGAAGACGCACGCGGCGCGGTCTCGCTGATCGGGGCTGCGCGCTCGGTGCGGATTTTGAACCGAATGTCGGCAAATCAAGCGAAAGAGGCCGGCCTTCCAGAGCAGGATAGGTACGGCCATTTCTCAATCACCCACGGCAAGGCCAATCTTACAGCAATGTCCAGCAAACTGGACTGGCGTCGTCTGGAGGGCGTCCCTTTGGGCAACGGGCGCGGGCTTACCAAGCCCCAGGACTTCGCTCCTGTGGTGGTTGAGTGGCAGTGGCCGTCTATGGAAAAACAGCTTGAAGCGGTGCCTGACGACGCCCTGACTGCCATTAAAAAGAGGATCGGCGGGGGTGACTATTGGGTAAGCGAGCAGTCAAAAACCAACTGGGCCGGCATCATCGTGGCTGACATCTTGAAGGTGGATTTGGACGACAAAACAGAAAAGAACCGCATCGTCCGACTGCTCAAATTCTGGCAGAAAAGCGGCCACCTTACGACTGAATTGCGGCTGGACGAGCGCAGGAAACAGCGTAGCGCATACGCTCCGGTGTGGGGTGAAGCGGCGTAAAAAAAGATGGGGCTTCTGCCCCATTTTTATGAAATAGGGCTTGACGCCCTAGGGCATAGAGCCCTATATAAGGGTCATCAACAACGGAGCAAGCAGATGACCCGCACCGAAGCCGCCGCCAAGTACGCCGAAGCTTACAAGGCCTACCGGCTTTCTAAGGAAATCCAGCCTTACAATCTGGAAGTTGAGGTCGCTTACGCCACCATGGACGTGCTGAACATGGTCAAAACTGCCAACGAAGCTGAAGCCGTTTACGTGATCTTGGACGAAACGGCCTACCTCCAGGAGGCGCTTAACAAGCGCGCCGCCTGATGCGAGTGGGAAGTAGCGAATTCTACGAACTCGTCGCTATGTTCGAACGCGAGTTCAGAGGCGTGCGGCTGGACAAAGAAGCCAAAGACATGTGGCCCAAGGGATACGTTTACCAGAATGGCGAGACGAACAATCTATTCCTCGCCTATCGCAAAGGCGTTGCATACGGTAAGGCCTTAGCAGCATGACCCCAACCCAATACGTAGCTACCCTGAAACGCCTTGGCCTTACACAGGTTGGGGCGGCTCGCCTTTTTGGGGTGGATCCGCGCACTAGCCGGCGGTGGGTGGCGGGTGATTTGGTGATACCTCGGTCTGTAGCACTGGCCTTGCGCCTCATGGTGAAACACAGCGTTGACCTGGACGAGGCGGAAAAGTTGGCGCGTTAGCCACATCTAAGCCACAATTCACCAACCCACCACTAGCCTTAAGCACCCATCAAAAATCTGCTCCACCACCCATTTTAGGTGGGTAGAGCAGGTGGAGCAAAACCTTCTCAGTTGCACCCGACTTGCTTGCTCTACCACCCCCTTCCCCCCTTTAGGGGAAGGGGTAGTGGAGCAGGAGCAAGGCCCGGAAAAAAGGTAGAGCATTTCTGGGTGGAGCAAAGTGGAGCAGGACGGGTGGGTGGAGCGGCGCTGTGTAGGCCGGCAGCACGCCAAACCGCCAGCCAAGATTAAGCCACAATCTTACTTGCTGTGGCACATGTACAGCGCCCATCGCCACCGCCCAAACTATTTCCTGACACCTAGCGCACCCGCTGCCTACTTACTGGCAACACCGCACACAAACCGTGCTGGCATTTACGGTCCACCACCAAATTTATACGCATGGCACGCTGGCGAACCAAAACAACCACATTGAAGAACGGCACGCGTGTTACCCGTGCAAGCACCGACGTGCCCGAGTGGAAGCTACAAGCCGCCTCGGTTCGCTCGCTGCGGGCGCTACCAGAGTTCAACAAGCGGTTCACTCTGGCCGGTGACATGGCTGCAGGCCGGCGCGGCTGGCAGACGGCGACGATCGCTAAGGCCACAGGCCTTGTGAAGGGTGAAGCAGATTTGCGTTTGTACATGGAAGGCGGGCGTCTCGGGCTGATTGAGTACAAGGCTGCAAAAGGCCGTTTGTCGCCCGAGCAAAAGGACAGGGCGGCTTTACTGGCCATGCTGGGATTCGGATACCAAGCAGTCATCAAGGCCACCACAGAGGCCGACGCGGCGATGCAGACGGCGGCGGTGGTTAAGGGGTGGCTTGGTATCGCAGATAATGACAACGACCCTGATGCAGGGTGGAAACATACAAGGAGCTTGTGCTCATGAAATCCTACCGGACTGTGCTTGGCCATACCGATGATTGGCGCTCAAACGTCCCGTCCTGCACCGTCATCAGCCAAGAGCGTCAAGAACGATTTAGCGGCCTGTATGACGCATACGGCAATCGGCTTTATGCGGTGGACGCACCAGAGCCGGTTGGATTTGTTAGGTTTGGGGAAACTGCCATGAAGGACGACAAGTGAACGACAACCGCACACCGGCAATCCACCGCTCATCTGTGGCTGAGCAGGCCACCCGGCAGCGCCGCGGCAACCCGCGCCCATACCGTAGCAGCCATTGGCCGCAAGCGGAGCGGCTGCAATACGAGGACGGCGGGGTCCATATGATTGGCGCCATGCTGGACTGGCGAGCATTCAACGCCATGCCAGTGACTTGCGTTGCCAATGACAACTACATCGAACCAGAAGAAGCAGAGGCGGGCGAAGAGCAGGAACGCAGGTTCGATAACCTCATGACGACGCAATCTGCGCGACTGACTATCAAGCTTCAGGCCGATGGGAAGCTATGGCGGCCATCCGACGAGCGCTTTGACATCCCCCACCAGAACGATCGTGCAAGAGCAGAACCAGGCCCCGGACAATACAAGGCAAACGGCGTTGAGTTATACCAAATCGAGGCAAACGCCGAAGATGAGGCCATTCGCGCCATAGACTGCACCAGCGCGCGCAATCGGCTTGGGCATGTGTGTTGCAGGTTGCTTGATTTGGCCAGTGCAGACTCCACGACAGAGGAAATCGCTGACGCCGTAAAGCAGCCGATGTCGCATAAGATGGAAACATACATCGATTGGAGCATCGTTAGTTGGATGCGCGATGGCGCGTATTTGGATTATGCGGCCTAATTGCATGTTGTAACCAATTGAAATCATTGCATGTCACAATTTTACAAGTAAGTAGGAGGGTAAAACCTCTCGACGGGCCTCGTCACGTCGGCATGCAGTCGTCAGGCATTAGCTGTTTATAGACATCAGACATTGGCCGTTCAGCACGCTTCGCCCGTCCTTCAATTCATAAGGCTGCCCCGTGCCAACAGTTCGCAAGCCGGCTGACATTATCGCTGCCGAGCTGTGGGACCACGATGACCCAGACGAGGCCGCACAAGATATCGTTGAGGCGCTAGAGGTTAACTGTTGGCGTTTGGTGTATGTGCCGGACGCAGGCATAGAGGACGCAGTTGGCGTGTGACTCTTAATTAGATGGCTCGGCTTTACGACTCTGCTCAGTGGGACAAGTTGCGTGAGTGGCAGTTATCAAGGGAGCCTCTTTGCCAGTTCTGTAAGGCGCAAGAGTTCGTGGTGATTGCCGATGTCGTCGATCACATAAGACCGCATAAGGGTGATAGGGCTTTATTTTTCGACCCAGACAATCTCCAGTCACTTTGTAAAACTTGCCATGATAGCACGAAAAAACGGATTGAGTTGGGGCAGCAAGTCATAGAGTTCGGATCTGATGGCTGGCCCTTGTAAGACATGTATCAAGATACGTAAGGCGGCATTTGCCGTAATTCGCACAGTAGTTCCAAAAGCCAAGCAAGAATCAAAAGAGGCTGATGGTGACCTTTCTGTGCGAGGAGATACCGGCAGCAGCGAACGATAATAAACCTTCGTGCTTACGTTGCGGTACGTTGTTCGCGCCATCAATCGGCAAGAAGTACTGCTCTCGCAAGTGTAAGAAGTTGTCGAGCGCATCGCGCAATGGTCGCCATACGACTGCCCCTGAAAGATTATGTGAAGGGTGTGGGTCTGCCTTTAAGGGTAGGCCTAACGCGCACTACGCGGCCAGGTACTGTTCTAGGAAGTGCGCTGGGAATGGTGTAGTTCACGGCCAGTCAGATGGTAACGTCATAAAGATTGTCGCTGATCAGCGATATTGCCAACAGTGTGGCGGCGCGTTTAGGCCAGCAAACAATCGCAATAACGCGAAGTTCTGTGGCTCTATATGTGCCGAGGTAAATGCCAACGCTGTTGCTGGTGGTATCCGCCGAGCCCGCATGTATGGCGCCGCCAATGATAACGTAGACCCGATCGCCGTATTTGAGCGTGATGGTTGGAAATGCAAGATGTGTGGGGTCGACACACCACGATACTTGCGTGGGACTGACAACCCTAATGCACCTGAGATGGATCACGTTGTAGCGTTGGCATCTGGCGGTTCTCATACATACGAGAATGTCCAATGCTCATGCCTGAAGTGCAATCGCACGAAGGGCACTAAGTCGTTGGAATTGTTTATGCTTGCTTCATGAAGTCAGGGGGCGCCGGCAAAGTCTCAGGCCTTCGCCTCTAGCTACCGTCGGCCCCCAAAAATACACGCATCTGCAAATCAGAATATGGGTCTAAATTGTGGCTAGGCCACGAATTCCAAAAGCCAAGGCAAGGCTAGAAGCGCGCGATAAAGTAAACGCTGGTCGTTTCAAGAACCGCAAAGAGCCGACGTCGCCTGACGAGATTGGCGACCCGCCCGAGTGGATGGGAGGCGAACAGCGGTTAGCTTGGCGCACTTTCCAAAAAGAAATTCCATGGCTCAACGGTTCGCACCGCGGCCTTGTTGAAATTGCAACGATCATTAGAGCTCGGCTCACGGCCGGCGAAGAAGTCGGAATCCAGGCACTAAATCTTCTTCGACAATGCCTTGGCTCGATGGGCGCTACGCCGTCCGACGCAAGCAAGGTGAGCCTCCCAGAGGATGACGAAGAAGACGACATCCTCGACTGATGCGCTAGACCGTGTTTCGGCATACGCGCAAGGTGTAATTGATGGACGTATCGTTGCTGGCCCACACGTCCGAAATGCTTGCCGTCGTCATTTCGACGATTTGGCCAGCGCTTCCGAGCGCGGACTGCATTGGGACGATGCTGCAGCCGTTCGCGTCTTCAGGTTCTTCGAAGAGAAGCTAAAACTATCCGAAGGCCAGTTTGAGAATGCCCCGTTTGTCCTGCAGCCGATGCAGGAGTTTATTCTCGGCTCGTTGTTTGGATGGAAGCGGGCTGACGGGACTAGACGCTTCCGCCGGGCCTACATAGAGGCTGGCAAGGGTTGCGGTAAGTCGCCTCTGGTTGGCGGCATCGGTCTTTACGGCCTGACTGCTGATAACGAGGCTGGCGCACAGATCTACAGCGCCGCGGCGACGAAAGATCAGGCGGGAATTCTATTCCGCGACGCCTGCAAGATGGTCAGGCAGTCGCCTGAACTTGATAAGCGGCTGAATTTTAGCGGCGGGTTTGCGCGAGAATTCAACATCGCGCACCACAAGTCGCAGTCGTTCTTTCGTCCGATGTCCCGTGAGGCCGGCAAGACTGGCTCTGGTTTGCGGCCTCACTTCGCGCTCTGCGACGAGGTGCATGAGCATCCCGGTCCTGAGATTATGCGTATGCTGGAAGCGGGCTTTAAGTTCCGCAGGCAGCCGCTTCTAGTCATGATTACCAACTCTGGCAGCGATCGGCTGTCGGTATGTTGGAAAGAGCATGAGATGGCCTGCGCAGTTGCCGCGGGCACCCAGACGCCGGACGAGGTTTACGAGTACGTCGGCGAAACGTGGGAAGGCTCAGACGAATATTTCGCGTATGTTTGCGCGCTCGACAAGGACGACGACCCGCTAGAGGATCCGTCCTGCTGGGTTAAAACCAACCCACTGTTGGGTATTACAGTCACGAAGGAATACATTGCGTCGCAGGTTGCGTTCGCGAGGAACTTCCCGAGCGATGCACCTGGCGTTTTGAGGTTGTACTTTTGCGTTTGGACTGACGCTCACACGGCGTGGATGCCTCGTAAGACTGTCGAATCCGTGATGAAGGACTTCGACCTGGAATCGCATAAAGGCAAGCCGGTTTTCCTTGGGATCGATCTTTCGTCGCACAAGGACATGACTTGCGTGGCGTATGTTGCACCAACTGGCCACAAAGAGGTTATCCGGCCAGACGGTAGCGTGTTTCTGGCGCCTACGTTTGATGCTTGGGTGGATTCGTTCACGCCATCCGATACGTTGAAGCAGCGAGCGGATGAGGATAAGGCGCCTTATCTGCAATGGGTTGATGGAAAATATCTAAAGCCAATCCCCGGCGAGCGCATCCGATACGATTACGTTGCGTATGACGTCGCTCAGGCCAGCCGACAGTTCGATATCAAGGCCGTTGCTTACGACAATTATGCGTTCGCTGAGTTTCGCGAAGAGTGCGGCAAGCTTGGATTAGAACTTACCTACCGCGACCATCCGCAAGGCGGTTATCGCCGTAAGAAGCCCAACGAAGAACTTGTTGAGCAGGCGAAAGCCGAAGGGTTGCCAGAGCCAGGTGGTTTGTGGATGCCAGGCTCGATCAGGGAATTAGAATCCCTGATTATTGATGGCCGCATTCGTCTCCGCAGCAATCCAGTCTTGATGACCGCTCTTATGGCCGCGGCTTTCAGCGTGCCTGATGCGGTTGGTAACAAATACCTCGTCAAGGACAAGTCGCACCGTCGAATAGACGCCGCTATCGCACTTTGTATGGCTGTGGGCGCCGCGGTTGATGGTGCTACAGAATCCGGCACCATGGAAGATTTCGTCAACAATATCGTTTCCGTAACTTGGTAGCTCGATAAATATGGGTCTTTTCGATGGATGGTTCAGCAAAACTATCGACCTAAATGCGTCTAGCGAGCCGTTTTGGCGCGGATTTTTTGGTTCCGGTAGTACATCCGGTGAAGTCGTCACATTCGACAAGGCCCTGCAACTCGATGCTGTATGGGCGTGCATAAACCTAGTTAGTAATGCTGTCGGGACGTTGCCTTGTGTTGTGTATGGCGATGACGGAGTTACACCGGCAAAAGACGACGACCTGTATGGTCTTTTGCACGATTTACCAAACTATGACGACACTGCGCCAGAGTTCTGGACGATGGTCGCCTTCTGTCTGTGCCTAGACGGAAACTTCTTTGCGGAAATTAAGCGTTCTGGCGGGCGAATTATTGCGTTAAATCCGCTGCATCCACTCGCCGTTCAGGTTCGTAGGGATCCGCAAAAAGGCTTTGCGCGCTATTACGACTATACAGAGCGCTATTACGAGCAGGCGTCTGTTGCCAAGCGACGCATTGAAGAGAAGGACATGTTCCACGTCCGCGGCCAGCTAATGCCGCAGTGTGACAGGGGACTTTCTCCGATTGCATTCGAAAGAAACTCGCTAGGTAATGCGATTTCTGGTGAGAAAACCGCCGGCAAGATGTTCAAGAACGGCTTGATGTCGTCCTTGATTGTCAGTTCAGACCAAATTCTTCAGGCTCCGCAGCGCAAACAGATTGCTGATACGCTTACGCAGTTCGCGGGCGCTGACAAAGCTGGCGGCGTTACGGTTCTTGAGGCCGGGTTTAAGCCTTATCCGATGTCGATTAAGCCATCGGACGCGCAGATGTTGGAGTCGCGTCAGTACAGCGTCGAGCAGATTTGCCGCATTTTCGGTGTGCCTCCGGTGATGATTGGCCACGCGGCGAACGGAACGACGACGTGGGGCAGCGGAATTGAGCAGTTAATTCTGCAATTCAGCAAAACATGCCTTCTCCCAATGCTGACTCGCATTGAGGCGGCGATTTATCGGGATTTGTTGACACCGGCAACGCGCAAGACGCGGACGGTAAAGTTCAACCTTGATAAATTCCTTGAAGGCGACAGCGTTGCGCGGGCCACGTTCCTCACGAAAATGTCTGACAGCGGCATTTACACGAAGAACGAAGCACGAGCTTACGAGAATAAGCCCCCTATGGACGGCGGCGATAATCTCATCGTCAACGGGGCGATGACGAGGCTGGATAAGTTGGGCGAAGTGCCAGTTGCACCGCTTCCGCAGCCACCAGCAGCAAATACCAACGAGAAGCCGGTGCCTGCAGCGCCGAAGAAAGCCGCGTAGCACGCGGCGTTACGTGGTGGACGCACCACACAAGGAACATTCATGAATTATCGGCACGTTCTGTCGGCTTTTGCGGCCGAACCTTGGGCAATGCAGCCGGAAAAGCTAGATTCGCTTTGCCGTTTCATTGAGTTCAAGGCCAACGGCGGCGAATACTCGGCGGAAGAAATTGCCGCAAGAGTGGGGCAGAAGCGCGATCTGCAAGCGAGTGATGCTCCAGCCGGTTCATCCGTTGCCGTGATTCCGGTGTACGGCGTACTTTCTCAGCGCATGAACATGATGTCGGAGATTTCCGGCGGCATGTCGTACCAGCTTTTGGGCCAGCAGATTGCCGCGGCGCTTGCCAGCGATGACGTCGCACACGTTGTGCTTGACATTGATAGCCCCGGCGGAGCCGTTCCCGGCGCTCAGGAGCTTGTGTCCGAGATTTTGGCACTGCGCGGTGGCGACAAGAAGATTATCGCACAGGTGAACGCGCTTGCGGCGTCTGCGGCCTATTGGATTGCATCAGCGGCCGACGAAATCGTTGTAACGCCATCTGGCCGTGCAGGTTCTATCGGCGTTTATACGGTGCACGAGGATTTGTCCGAGATGCTGAAGAAGGAGGGCGTTAAGCTCACCTATATCAGTGCCGGCAAGTACAAAGTTGAAGGCAACGAGACGGAGCCACTGTCTGACGCCGCGAAAAAGCAAATTCAGTCGGGTGTTGATCGTTCCTACAAGGCATTTGTCGACGGTGTAGCGGCTGGTAGGGGCGTTACCGCGGCATTCGTTGAAGACAATTTCGGGCAGGGCAGGGTATTCGGCGCCGAAGAGCTAGTTAAGCGTGGCATGGCCGACAGTGTTGGTACTTTGAACGACACGCTGGCTCGTCTTGGCGCAGACACGACGCCTGAATCAGTGAAGAAAATCAAGATTGCGAATGCTTCGCGCGCAGAAGCGGCCACTTTGATGGTTGCGAAGATGCGAGCGGGCGAACCAATCACCAAGAGAGAATTTGAGAACGGCCTCAAGGGTCTTGTTGGCTGTTCGAATGCAGAGGCGGAGCGCGCCGCACGGCTCTACCTCAAAGATGGTCAGGGGGAACCTGACGACGGCGGTAAGGCGGCTTTGGCCGCCATTGAGCGTGTTTTGGCTGAAGCCAAGGCATTCAGCGCCTAACGGCGCATTCCCCCAGACTATCTAGGATATTTCATAATGACTGACGTTCTTGCCGAGAAAATCGGCGAACTTGGTAATTCGCTGGCCTCCATCAAAGAGCAGGTTGGCAACCTTGGTTCTGACTTCACCGCCAAGCTCGAAAAGGCCGGTGAGGTTTCTGCTGAACTGAAGGAAAAGACCGACAAGGCGCTTTCTGAACTTGGTGAGGCTGTTACTCGCCTCGGCGAGCTTGAGAAGCGCGCCGCGCGTGAGAAGGACACCCCGCAGGCTGGTAAGGTTATGGACCTCGGCGACCATCTGGTTGCTTCCGAGCAGTTCAAGGCGACCGATATGACGGGCGGCTGGCGTGGCGCGATCCGTGTTGGCGTTGAGCGTGCTGACATCACTTCGGCTGACACCTCTGTTGGCGCAGGCCGTTCGGCGGGCACGTCGTTGGTTCCCGGCGCTCGCGTCCCCGGCATCGTCACACCTCCGCAGCGCAAGTTGACCATTCGTGACTTGATCGCACCAGGCCAGACGGCGTCCAGCAACGTCGAATTCGTCAAGGAAACGGGCTTCACCAACAACGCCCGTCCCGTGACGGAAGGCCAGACCAAGCCGAAGTCTGACATCACGTTCAACATGGCGTCTGCACCTGTTCGCACGATCGCCCATATCTTCAAGGCATCGCGCCAGATCCTTGACGATGCTCCTGGTCTTGCGAGCTACATCAATGCTCGTGGTACCTACGGTCTGAAGTTCGTTGAAGAAACTCAGCTTCTGACTGGCAACGGCGCTGGCCAGAACCTGAATGGTATCGTGCCGCAGGCGACTGCTTACGCGCCGTCCTTCAACGCTGCCGATGAGCAGGCAATCGATCGCCTGCGTCTTGCACTGTTGCAGGTTATTTTGGCGAACTATCCGGCGTCGGGTTTCGTTCTCAATCCGGTTGATTGGGCGCGCATTGAACTGACCAAGGATACGCAGGGACGCTACATTGTTGGTAACGCTGCGTCGCCGATTGGACCGTCGTTGTGGAACCTTCCGGTTGTTGAGTCGCAGGCAATGACGTCTGGTGAGTTCATGACCGGTGCGTTCAATCTTGGTGCCCAGGTGTTCGACCGTATGGGTGTTGAGGTTCTTCTGTCGACCGAGAACTCGGACGATTTCGAGAAGAACATGTGCACCATTCGCGTCGAAGAGCGCATTGCCCTCGCGGTGTATCGCCCTGAGAGCTTCGTCGCCGGCGATATTGCCACCATGACGACCGCTGCCTAAGTAAAAATGTGGTGGGTGCTTAGGTGCCCACCACACCACTTCCTGTTCGGGGCAAAATGAAAATACGCGCATTAAAAACTACGACTGGATTACCGAGAGGTAGTGTCGGAGATGTAGATGAAGGCGTTGGGAAAGAACTTATTGCCCTAGGTTACGCAATCGAAGTTTTGCCTCTTGAGAAGCAGGAGGCGGCCTCTTTAGTTGCCGATAATGACAACGACCCTTTCGTAGCCGCGCACCAGAATGGTTCCCAGACTGGCGCGGATGCACAGCAGTCATCGTTGCCGGCGGACCAAGTGCAAAAGACGTTGACCTGTCCGCCGTCCGAGGACGAAGAGACGCAAACGGACGACCAGTTAAAGTCCTCGTCATCAACGATGGATTCAGGCTCGCCCCGTGGGCAGACGCACTCTATGCCTGCGACCACGACTGGTGGAAAGCGCGGCAGGGGGCGACCTCGTTCGAAGGGCTAAAGATTTCGCAAGATGGCTATGCGCCAGATCCAAAGTGGGGACTGCGGTTAGTAACCTTGGTCCGCAATGACGACACACTTCTGTTTAATCGCTTTGGCGAAATAGGGTGGGGCGGTAATGGCGGATTTCACGCTCTAAACATCGCCATCCAGTTCGGCGCACGCCGCATTATCCTAGTCGGGTATGACATGCGTGTTGATCTTGGCACTCACTGGCACGGCGATCACGAAAACGGACTAAACAATCCTGTAGACGCAAACGTTTCTCGGTGGCGCCGAGTTTTGGATGCCCAGTCCGGATTGCTTGAGCGGTTAGGTGTTGAGGTGTTGAACGCCTCCCCAGTTAGCTCACTTCAAAAATACCCGAAGGTTGATTTTGCTGCGGCTGTGGGCCAAGCGACAGGAAACACGCTAAATGCCGCTGCTTGATATCGACCTTGTTAAGTCGCACTTGCGCGTTGACGATACTGACTCCGACACGCTGATTGCGGCATATCAAGGAGCCGCAGAAGAGGCGATCGAGCAGTATCTTGACCGCGATATTTACCTGGCCGGAACAAGTCCGACAACGGCAGACGGAATTGCATTAAATCCAGCGATTACTGCGGCGATCCTGTTGCTCATTGGCGATATGTATGCCGACCGTGAAACGGAAGATTCTGATTTCCAGCGGCGCGCGCCTCCTGGCCAAAACGCAGTATTTCCAAGACAGGTTCGCGCCTTGCTCGCGCCATACCGCGTTTGGCGAATTGTGAGCGAGAGCGCAAGCTATTATGGATACGACTGCATCTAAAAGGCCCCTGCTTCTGCAAGGAATGCACGGCCTAGGCGATAACCTCCATCAGCGCGCCGTTATACGCCAGTTGATGCAGCGCTACGATGTTACACTAGAGTCCTCGTGGGTTGCCCCGTATTACGACCTTATTGCGCAAGGCTTGCGCGTTATCAATAAGCCTACGGCACTTCGGACTCAGTCGAAGAACGCAAAGAGAGAGCGCGGAAAGTTTTCAACAGGTGTGCCGGCAGGCGCCAGAGTTCGCAAAGTCTGGTACGCGCCTCAAGAGGTTCGGCAGTGCCGCGGTGTTTTGGCCGCTATGTGCCTCAACTGCGATGTAAGTTACGACAGGGCCGACTTCCGAATTCAAGTGCCGGCAGAATGGGTAAATGCAGCGCGCGCCGCCGTTGGATATCCAGACAAGCCAATTCTGGTTTACCGCCCGCTGGTAGAGCGTACCGAATGGAATGGGTGCGCAGCACGTAACCCCGACCATGACGCTTACTATGCGTTGTTTAGGTCTGTGAGAGACAAATTCCACGTCGTTTCCATCGCGGACTTGGTGCCTGGTGTTGAGTGGACAGTAGGCCATGATGTTGAGGACGACCAAAGGTTCCACTTTGGCGAACTGCCTTTTGAGACTTTGGCTGGTCTGTTTTCTATTTCTGCATTGGCGCTTGCGGCGCCTGGGTTCGCGGTAATTCTGGCGCAGGCTGTAGAGACACCAGTTTGCGGTGTGTTTGGCTCCTACGAGGCAAGTTACAGCTTTAGCGGCGGCGCTCGCTGGTCCCCATACTTGGGGATTGACCCAAATACGCCATGCGACGACTTCAAGCACGATAATACCAAGGACAAGTCTATTGATATCGATGCAGCCAGCGCGAGACTTGCCGTATTCGCCGACGAAGCGATCAAGCGTTACAATCAACGCACCGAAGATAGACTTGGAAGGGCTGCATAAGCGCTATGTCCACCCCGGCGAGTTGGACGTTCTGGCTTACTTGCTAAAAGGCGCGCGTACCGTAGTTGAATTTGGATGTAACAACGGTCGCACTGCAGCCGCCATGCTGCGAAATGTATTAACGATCAATCGATACGTCGGCGTTGATGTGCCAGTTGGATACAAGTTCGCATGCAACGTGCAGCGTAACGAGACTCCACAGATTGCTGGTGAACTTGCGCTGTCGGACAGGCGATTTGAACTTGTTCTGCGAGAACGCGGTTCGTTCGACTTAACCGCAGAAGACCTACCAGCCTGCGATGCGGTTTTTATCGATGGCGATCACAGCGAGCCGGGCGTTCTGAATGATTATGCATTGGCTAAAGCTATCGTTCGCCGTGGTGGCGTTATTGTTTTTCATGACGATAACGGTCTTAGCACTGTTGATGTTAGCCGCGTGCTTGATGATTTATGCGACGGCGGAGCGGACATTACGCACGTTGCTGGCACATGGCTTGCGTTTGAGAGGGTGTGAGTAGTGCGCGCGGGTTCGTTAAACAAACGCGCTACGTTCCAGTCATTGGTAACAACGCCTGACGGTGCCGGCGGCTCGACCACTGGCTGGACAGACTACGCCACGGTTTGGGCACAACTCTCGCCCGAGCGCGCGCGTGAGAAGATCCAGCAAGGCAGGATTGCCGACAAACAGGCAGGCGTGCTGCGCGTCCGGTCCAGCACTGCAACTAGATTGATCGATGGTACCTATCGCGTGCTGGTGGATGGCGTCCGTTATAACGTGCGCGCGCACATCAACCCGGATCAGCGCAACGATATGTTGGAGTTCGCGGTGGATACTGATGGCGAAGACCCATCAACAGACACACCGTAACTACTTGTCGGCCGTCTTCTTGAAGCGCTGCAAAATGTAGTTCTCTGGCATAGTTGTGCTTCTTGCCAATATCAGTTTTGCGGCAGCATCGAAGCACGAAAGCCTTTGCGCGCCGTCCTTAATGCTTGCGCACGTAAGAACATCCTCATCTGTCGAGGCGTGTGCTGCACCAAGACACGCAATCAATAAAGCTGAAGCCAGGAAAATCTTATTCATATGAAAACAATCCGTATGATTAAGGATTACTCCTATCGTGCCACTCCTCGCGTATTCTTGCAATACATCGGTGGCTGCACCTATGAGCGAGTTCCAGAGGCTGCCGTTCGCGCCATTGTCGGTGCGGATGCTGGAGAAGTGGTTGATCCAGTTGAACCAATTGAGGTTAACGCAGTAGGCGATAAGAGCTTCATTGAGCGGTTAATGGGCCAATGATCGACCCCTCATTTCCGCTTCAGACGGCAATCTTTGGCGCTCTGACCGCCGCTGGCACGCTGCCATCAGTTGTGGGCGGGCGCGTCTATGACGCGGCAGCACAGAACGCAGTAACTCCATATGTCTCGCTCGGAGACTGTCAAGTCCTACCTGACAAGTCAGGCTGCATTGACGGTGCAGAGTGTTATCCGATCATCGATGTGTGGTCGACTTATAATGGCTACAAAGAAGCCAAAGAAATCGCTGCGGCGATCGTCGCGAAGTTGGACGACAAACCAGAAAACTTGAGTGTGTCTGGTTTCGATGTAGTCGTTTTTGAGATTGAGCAATACCAGCCGCTCCGTGACCCGGACGGCATCACGCGCCGGGTATCGCTGACATTTAAGGCGCTTCTTTCACCCGCCTAGCCGGGATTTCACAACTAACCACCAGCGCGATAGCGCACTCTGCCGCCGTGAATAACGGCTTGCTGTTCTATGAAAGGAACATCGTACTATGGCACAGCCGACCGTTCTCCCCGGCACAAAGCTCCTTATCCTTGTAGGTGACGGGGCGTCTCCTGAAGTGTTCGCCGAACCTTGCGGCTTGACGACCAAGTCGTTCGATCTGACTGCCTCTACCAATACGACAGTCTTGCCCGATTGTGCCGATCCAGAAGCGCCCGCTTGGGAAGCTAAGGACGTTAATTCCCTGTCCGCTACCGTTAGCGGCACTGGTGTCATGGCTGTTGAATCGTTCTCCACTTGGAACGATTGGTTCATGAGTGCTGCAGCGAAGAACGCTCAGATCAAACTGGATAATGCTACGCTTGGTCACTACGCGGGCACCTGGATTTTGAGTTCGTTCAAACTCGGTGGTCAGCGCGGCCAGAAGGTTACCGTTGATATCACTCTGGTGAACGATGGTGCAGTGACGTGGGTTGACGCGGCCTAATGCCGTACAACCCGTCAGTCGCAAAGTTTAGATCAGACATGAAAACCATGGTCGCACAGACCAGGGATAATTTTCATGAGGTCATTCTTAAGCAGGCTGACGAGTTGATAGAGAATATGCGCGATGTGTGCCCAAAGGATACGGGCACACTTGCCGCATCCATTCGTAAAAAAGACATCTCTATTATTACACCCGGCTCAATGACCGTCTCTGTCCTGGTTATCGCGGGCGGGAAGACGACAACAAAGCGAACTCTGGCCGGTCATACCTACGATTATGCGGTGGCTACTGAGTTCGGAACTAAGAAAGAAACGCCAGAGCCGTTCTTTTTCAACACCGCCCGCAGGTATGAGCAGGGAAGTTCTGAACAATATAAAGAAACGTTGGAAGAGACGATAAAAGAAAACAACGAGATCAGACAGATCAGGGCTGACAACGAAAATAACCAAACTTCCGTAAACCATCGCGGCGCTGTTGTTTCTTCAAAAATCAAGAATGCGAAACTATGAGTGCTGACGGTTCGATAGAACTTGTATGGGCTGACGAAACGCGGCGCTTTCGCATTGGCATCGGAGAATTCCGCTCCCTTCAAGAAAGCGTAAATTCTAGGCGCGTCTTAATCGGGGCACAGCCAGTTGGTCCTGGTGGCCTGCTTGATCTTTTACGCACCAAAAATGCGTGGCCGGATGACGTTCGTGATGTGCTTAAGGCCGGCCTAATTGGCGGCGGTCTGGAGTTTCAAGAGGCAAATAAACTTCTGGTGCGTCATTTCGACGGGAAGCCACTTCTTGAGCATTCCAAGACGGCGTTTCCAGTGCTTCTCGCCGCTCTAGTCGGCGTTCCAGACGATGAGCCGTCAAAAAAAAAGACGGAAGCGACAGTGACGACGGAGAAGACGGACCAATCCAATTCTCTGTCGTCTACGGAAACGGTGCAGCAATAGGCTTCACGCCAGAGCAGGTAGATAAGTGCTCTTTCTGGCAAATGCGCGCGTGTATTGCCGGTTACAATAAATCAAATAACGCTGAAGATGAGGTTAGACCTCCCAGCGATTCAGAATTCGACGATATGGTCGCGAGGCTAACTTAGTGTCAAACGATCTCGTGGTTCAGCTTGGAGCGAAGCTGGATCAATTCTCTCGCGACATGGACCAGGCTGGTGATATTGCTGACCAAGCGGTCAGCGATATCGAGAGCAAGTTTGCGAATCTGAACCCGACAATCGGCGGCTTTGCCTCTTTGGGTATTGCCGCCGCAAGTGTTACTGGGGCCGTTACAACTCTGCTGACGGCGCTCGCGCACGTCAATAGTGAACTTGCAGACCTTCAGCGCAATTCTGAATTCGTCGGTGTTACGACAGATCGCTTCCAGCGCATTCAGTTCGCCGCTGGTCAAGGTGGTGTGTCGTCGAGTGACACCGTTACTGACCTTCGTAAGGTTGCCTCTCTACTGGCAGATGCGAAACAGAACGAAAACTCGCTGACGCGCCTACTTGATGCCAACAACATCAAGTACAAGGACCGCAACGGCCAGATTATTACGCTCAATCAGCTTTTGACGATTGCCGGCGGACTTCTCAATAAATTTGACTCTATGCCAGAGAAGACCAAGGCGGCGCAAATGCTTGGTCTATCCCAAGGGTGGGTTGAGGCTCTTCGCAACGGCAGCAAGACGTTTGAAGATATCGCTGCGGGAGCAGACGATGCGGGTGCGGTGATCGACCGTGAGACGGTTGCTAAGGCCGCTGAGTTTGACCGCGCGTGGAAACGTTCAACGGCGCAGCTCGGAGCGCAGTTTAAGTCTGTTACTGCGGATATCGCTATTTGGCTGGATGACCTGATTGAGAAGGCCGGTAAGCTACTTGAGGAAACATTAAGGGCGCAGGGCGTTCAGGCCGGTAGCGGGCAAGAAAAATTCGACGCTTATGCAGATGCACTCGATATCCTCAGAAAGGATATGCAGGGCGCTGCACAAGATGCAGATCAAGTTGCGCGCGTTATTGAACGCATGAAGAATTCAGGGAAGGGCGACCCTGAGATCATTGCTGGCCTTGAGTTAATTCGTGCCAAGGCGCTCCTGACCACCAAGCAACTTCAAGAAGCGGCAGAAGCACAATCAAAGCTTAATTTTCCTGATGGTGTACCAACTCCAAAGTCCCGTCCGGCGTCAGCTAATAACGACGATCCAAATGCTGCAAAACTTCCCAACCGACTAAATGGCACAAGGGACGCATTTGATCGCTCGTCTGAAGCCATTGCCAAGCATACGGCGCGGATGGAGGCGGATGCTGAGTCGGTGGGCAAGGGGGCGGCTGCGCAGGAGGAGTTGCGCGCTAGTTCACAGCTTCTAACCGCAGCCCAACAGGCCGGTATCCCAATCAACCAGAAAGTCTTGGATCAAATCCAAGACTTGGCTCAGGACGCAGGCGATGCGGCAGAGTCGTTAGCTAGAGCAAAAGTCGCATCAGATACTGATTTTGGATTGAAGTCAGCGTTTCTCACCCCTCAAGACCTAGCTATTGCCCAGCAGTTAAAGGGCATTTACGGAAACGATATTCCGACTGCTCTTGCCAGTACGGAAGCGGCTGGTCTTCGTGCCGCGGCGACGCTTAGACAGCTTGGCACGCTAGGACAAGACGTCAACCGAAGTTTCCTTGTGGACTTCACCACGCAAATCCGTAATGGCGCGTCTGCCATGGATGCGCTCAAGACTGCAGGCGTAAATGCACTTGGGAAGATCGCAGATAAGCTTGTCTCGATGGCTGCGGACAATCTGTGGGCATCGGCGTTTGGTGGCAGTAGCGGATTGGGCGGGTTCTTCGGCACATTGTTTGGCGGCGGTGCTAGTAGTGGACTGAGCGCGCCACAGAGTATCCTCCCGCCAATCTATGGCGATGGGACTGACAACCATCCAGGAGGGCTTGCAATTGTTGGCGATAGAGGCCCAGAACTGGTCAATCTTCCGCGTGGATCGCAAGTTATCCCTAACGACGTCCTTCGCAATAGTGGGGTAGGCGGTGGTGTCTCCGTCTCCGTGGGCGGCAGCACCGTAGTGGTGCAGGGCGACGCTAGCGAGAAAACGCTCGCGCTTATCAGTCAGGCGCTTGTCGCGCACGATGCCTCATTGCCTCCAAAGGTTGTCTCGGCCGTCCTCGACGCGAAGAAGAGGCGGGTACTGGCATGAGCATTACCTACCCAATTGATCTGCTCGCCACGTTCCCAGGCTGGACCACGGTTTTTGAACCGTCATACCGGCAGGAACAATCTCGCGTCGCTGGCGGAAAGACTTACATCAAAGACCTTGGCGACCCGCTTTGGTCGCTGACTGCGCAGTCGCGCCAGTTAAGCCCGAATGAATTGGACTATTGGCGCGCTCGACTTGATGCCATGGAGAACGGCTTACAGACGCTCTACGGATGGCAAATGTCTCGGTACTATCCGATCAAGTATCCGCGCGGGACGTGGCCTACTGGCGTTGCGTTTGATGGCACGGCAACACTTCTTAGCGTGGGCACAGATCGCAAGTCGATTTCCATTAGCGGCTTGCCGGCCGGTTATGTCGTTTCCATTGGCGACATGGTGCAGGTTGGTACTGATCTCCATCGCGTGATGGAGGACTCTACCGCAAGCGGTGCCGGCGAAACATCAGAGTTTGAGGTTCGTCCGCATATCTGGCCCGGTGTTGCTGCTGGCGGCAGTCCTGCAACGACGGCGACTGTTAAGCGTCCGGCCTGCGTCATGGCAATCGTTCCTGGATCCATCCAGAGCCAAGCCGACCCCCAGACAGGTTGGGGTGCAGTATCGTTTCAAGCGATTGAGGCGCGAGGGTAATGCGCGCAATCTCCTCAGAAAACTACGCAGCTCTACAGGACCGCCGCTTAGTTGCGCGAGACTTCATTTGGTTTATCGTCCGCGACCGCACAACCGGTGAGGCCGTTACTGACGGTTATTGGTCCGGCGCTGGTTTCATCACCACAGACGTTATCGATCCGAACACTGGCGGCGTTGCCACGCGCTCGTTCAATGGCGCTGGCCAGCTTATCCAGATTTCCGATATCCCGCTTGTTTCGAACATCACTGTTCAGAATGTAACGATAAAGCTCAATCAGGTTGCAGACCACGTCAACGACCTTATCCGCAGCTACGATTGCAAGCAGGGCCAGGTTCAAATCTGGCGCGGTTTATTCGATCCGAACAGCAGGCAGTTGGTGTCGCCCGCACCTCCGCGGTTCTTTGGCTTTATCGACCAGATCGAAATTCTGACTCCAGCCGAGAACTCGGAAGGTGGCGTAACACTTACTTGCACTTCCCACACGCAGGAAATGACGCGGTACAATCCTGATACTCGCTCGGATGCCAGCCAAAGGTTGCGCGCCGCAAACGACAATTTCTATCAGGACACAGCGACTATCGGCACCGCTCAGTTCTTCTGGGGACGCGCAAACGGCACCGTGCATACTACCTTTAACAAGAAGTTCGGATGATCCGTCGCGGCCGACTATCTGACGCGCCGCGCGCTGTTGAGTTGCTGCGCGATAGCCGAACCGGTGCTGGCTTCCACAATCCGGACGGCGTGTCGGGCTTCGTGTTTCCGTTCGATCCTGACTATGCCGAGCGAATGTTCCTGCGCTATTTGGCCGGCGATCGTCTGCTTTGCTTAGTGCTTGATGTTGACGGTGTAGCGCAGGGCCTTCTGCTCGCTCACGCATACGAACATGAATTTGGCCCAGTGTGGCTCGCACAGGAACGTGTGTGGTGGATAGATCCAGCGCACAGGGGAATCGCCGCAATCAAGATGCTCGACGCATATGATGATTGGTGGCGCAGCGAGGGCTGCTCGTTCGGTGGAATGGGTGGCATGGGCGAAGACCCAGCGGTTCGCAAACTCTACGAGCGGCGCGGATATCGCGTCGCAGAGACGCATTTTTTGAAGGCCGCCTAAGCGCGAGCCTGCTGCTGGCCATGGCCGGCGCTCCATAAAATCCAAGGACTGTCCTCAGCGTGGTTATTTTTACCGCATTAGTTGCGCTTGCGGAGGGTGCTGTCGCTTTCATCGGCGGCCTCGGCGCTATCGGCACATTCGCGCTGCAGATGGCGGCCGGAATTGGCGTCAGCTATCTGGCCAAAGCGCTTGCCGGCAAGAAGCCAAACGCTGCGCCGCAAGGTCCGTCCGGCGTTCAAGGCTCACTCTCGACTGGCGGCGACGTTGCGCGCTCGTTTATGGTCGGTAAGGGCGCGACAGCTGGATCGCTTGTTTACGCCAATACGTGGGGCAACGACGGACAGACGCCGAACGCTTACTTTACCCAGGTTATCGCGCTCAGTGATCTGCCGATTTCATCACTGAATGAAGTCTGGGTAAACGGCACCAAAATTACGCTTAGCGACACCGCGGACGCTGACAAAGGCTATCCAGCTACTGAATACTTCAAAGACGGCAAAGACCATCTTTGGATTAAGTTCTACGACGGCACACAGACTGCCGCTGACTCGTATCTCACATCCAAGGTTAGCAGCACAGATCGCCCCTACGAATCCACTCGCGTAGGCACTGGCGTTTCTTACGCCATCTGTACATCACTTGTCGAAGACACGCTGTTTACCGGGTTTCCGTCGTTTCTGTTCGGCGTTTCCGGCGTCAAGTTCTACGACCCGTCGAAAGACGACACCGCGGGCGGGTCTGGGGCGCATCGCTATTCCGACCCGACCACGTGGGGCGGTGACGGCGACGATTATCCGGCAGTGCAGATTTACAATCTTCTGCGCGGCCTACAGTATCAGAACAAGTGGTTCTACGGGCTGCAAAGCCTCGCGGCAGCGCGTCTGCCTGCCGCCAACTGGATTGCGCAGATCAATAAGTGCCGCGCTGGCATAGATGCCGGCGGCGCAACGACTGAGCCTACCTACCGCTCGGGCGGCCAGATTGAACTGTCCTCGCAGCTTGCCGACACCGTCGAAAGCCTTCTGACGACGTGCCAAGGCAAGCTTGCAGAGGTCGGCGGCTTCTACAAGGTGTTCCTTGGGGCGCCGGATAGCCCGGTCTTCTCGTTCACTGACGCCGATATTCTTTCGACTGAGGAACAGTCGTTCACACCGTTCTTCGGCCTGTCGGACACCATCAATGGCGTAACTGCAAAATATCCAGACCCAGAGCAGGGCTGGCAGACAACTGCCGCGCCTCCGCTGTATCGCACCGACCTTGAGGTTGAGGCCGGCAACAGACGCCTGCTAACGGACGTGTCGTTGGACTTTGTGCCGTACTCGGCACAGGCCCAGCGGTTGATGAAGTCTGCGCTAGACGCTGCGCAGCGTGCGCGTAGGCACACGATCGCGTTCCCGCCGATGTTTTGGTACGTCGAGCCGGGTGACGTTGGCGAGTGGACCAGCGCGCGCAACGGCTACGATGCCAAACTATTTGAAGTAAACGGCGCGGTTGATAAAGCCAACCTCGACGTCACGCTCGACCTTACCGAAGTCGATCCGTCTGACTACGACTGGAACCACGATACTGATTTCCAGTCTAGCGTTCCCGGCGCTACGGTTTCTGTTCCACCGGTCCCGCAGGGCGTTGTCGATTGGGCGGTTGAGGGCGTCGTTCTAAAGGACGCCGCTGGCAACGACAGGCGTCCTGCCATCCGCATGACGTGGGATGGCGACATGCCGGGCGTGGTCGGCATCCAGTACGAGGTTCGCCTCAAGTCCGACGCTTCCGACGTTACGCGAGGGCGCACTGACCAACTTGCTGCAGCGGCCATTATTGTCACGCAATCAATTCTGCCGAATACGCAGTATCAGGCGCGCGGCCAGTACCTGCCTTCCACGCCGCGCGACATGCTGTGGTCAGATTGGCTCGACGTTACTACGCCTGACACGAGGCTTACTGCGCTTGATTTCGACCCGGAGGCATTGACCGCCGCCGTCTCGAACCAGTTTCAGGTTGGCGACGACAAGGTGCGGGCGCTGGTGCAGTTGGTCGCCGCCACTGTCGCGCAGATTGCTGGAAAATCTGCGGTCGATAAGACGCTTATCCGCTCCGATCTGCATGCCGTGTCAGGGGCGCTGACTGCATCAATTAGCGAGGTAAGAACCGTTGCTGCATCGGCTACCGAGGCAGTCGCAAGTCTCGACACTTCGGTTCAGGCGACGTTTGAAGAGCAGTCCGCGTTCATCACAACGAACCAGACAGCCGTTGCGGATATCAACGGCAAGCTCGGCACGCAATGGACCGTGACTCTCGACGTCAACAACTACGTCAGCGGAGTTCAGGCGTACAATGATGGCACAACGTCGGCGTTCGTAATTTCTGCAGATCTGTTTCAGGTGGCATGGCCAAATGTAACTGGCGGCGCTCCTGTGACTGTATTCCAGATTGCCGACGTGGACGGCGCGGCAAAGTTGGCATTCCGCGGCGACATGATCGCCGATGGTTCGATCGAAGCGCAGAAGATCAGCGCAGAAGAAGTCAGTTCTGTGTTCGCGAGCTTCGGGAATATGCAAGCCGGCATCATCCAAAGCCCGGATGGCAAATATGTCATCGATCTAGAGAACGGTCGCGAGATCATCAGTGACTAGGCGAATTGTCAGCGGTAACTTTGGCGGAGCGAACCCTGGTTTCAGAGTTTCGAACCCCGGCTTCGACGCGGTTACAGAGGCGATAAACTCACAGAACATTCCTCTCGATACTAACGTCAATTACATTGGTTCGGTTGTTGCGGCTGGCCTTGTCCAGTGCGGCGGCTCGCCGGTGAGTTTTCCGACGATGCCATATGTTCCTATCGCGGTGATTTACCCGTGGGATGGAACGAACCTGACGCTCTACAATATCCGCAACTTCACAAACGGAAGCCGAACGCACCTATGGGTGCCGGCCGTAGCGATTATCGATCAATCTTCCATCACGGTTCGGCAATTCAACCTTCCATTTTACAACCCGCTGGCGTTCTACAATCCTAACGGACAGTGGTTTGCATACAGCGTTTTTGCGACGGGTTAGATGTCAACGCGCAGAGCACTGAGGGGTAGGCGAAACGGAGTTTACGGGATTTGGGTTTCAAAGTCAGGGAAAGACGTGCTCACCGCACAGCCAGGCGAGTTCGTATTCGATAGTTCGTCCATTGCATATCAAAAAGTCATGTCTGGCTCGACCACTGTTCTTATTAATCAAGGTGTTGGTGGTTCGCAAACAACTCAAGTCGCGTTGCCAGCAGAATACGCAGCCTATTCACACCTGCAAATGTGGGCGACAGTTACGCAGGTTCTCATGAGAAATGGCAGCGTAATAGAAACTTTGGACGCCACATTCGACGGATTTACTAGCATGAGCATGAAGATTGTAAGCGGCGTTCTTACATTTTTTTGCACAAGCCTCCAAGATACTCGCGTTTTTGCCCCAACCCAATATCGCTTCGTTGCAAATTGGGCGATTTTCAACGCTAGGATCGACGCATGACTCCTCGCGTAATGACCGGCAACAACTTGGCAAAAACCAGAAAAGGGTTGTGGGTATCAAAAGCCGGCAAAGACGTCACCGTGGTCGGCAATATGGATATGGCTTTTTCATCTGATCTGAAAAGCCCCAAAGTTGTTGTCGCTGGTTCGGTTACGATCTCGCCGCGGAATGGCTATCGAGCGAAGGATAGCGGACGACCGGGAATTCAGAACGTAACGCCAATCCCATTTGGCAGAACCATCAATCCATACCCTGCAGCGTTTCTGATCGGTTCGGCACCGGCGTGGGTGCTGCCGTTGATCGGCGGCGGTGAAATGCTACCGTATCTGGATAACAAATGGCACACGCCAGTCTATGAGGACTGTGGCGGAACGGCTCCTAACGTCCTTGACACAACTTACGGTACGGCGATTTGGAAAGTATCCGATAGCGCAGGTGGCGATGGGAATGGCGTTTCTCAGATTTGGAAATGCTGCGCACTTTACCCGCGAGTATTTGCTGACAGGCTTGAGATTGTTTCGGCATGCTCGTCTTTGCTGACCGTCAAATATCTCGTTCTTGATTATAGCTTCTAGGATTCGATCGATGTTTGTCATCCATGACGAGGCAGGAAATACACTTCATACCATGTCCGGTCCGAATAAAACCTATGGCGATGTCCTCACCGAGAGCGGGCAGCACTGGATATTTCTTGAGGGCGAGTACGACTTCAATCCGCTGATTCATTCGGTAGACGTGGAGCGAAAAAAATCTGGATTTCCGCATAACGACTGCGTCGTGAAGCGTGCTGTTACCTTCGCGGAGCCAATCAGCGTTAGTATAGATAGTATCAAGGAAGCTGCTGCTGAGCAGATCAATTCCAACTTCGCCAACATTGCCGCTGCCGAGGCGCACCGCGATCAAGCACACCGACATAAGCGAGAGACAGCGCAGCGGGTGATGTCCGGCACCGCTCTACCAGATGACCATCCGTTCGCGCAGGAGGCGAGCCTACGAGGCCTACCGCCGGAAGAACTAGCACGCGATGTTCTAGGCAAGACCGACAATTTCGCGGCGCGCGAACTTAAACGGCAGAAACTATTGCTGGCTGTCGCGGCCGCAAAGACGCCGGCCGACATTGACGAAGTGTTGGCAGCGCTGAACTAGCAGATATCGGGCAGGCGTTAGCCGCCCTTCACACCACCACACCTTATCCGCCACGCGCCTTCTAGGCCCGTGAAGACGTGCGTTTGCGCGTGTTGGCCCTTTGGCTATCTCCCCAGGACTATAAATGACCACGCCACTCGATATCACCGATTTCGTTTACAAGACCGGCACACTCACGATCGCACCCGGCGACACGACTGCGGTGTTCACCGGCACGAGCCTGTCGGCGAACATCAAGGACGGTGATTACCTGTTCGCTGGTGGCTCGCTGGCTGTTATCGAGACTGTCACGGACGACACGCACGCCGAACTGTTCACTGAATGGGCTGGCTCTGATGTTACGGCCGGTTCCTACGTCGTCTTGAAATCATCCCTGCTGCGCTATCACACCGCGCTGATCGGATACGATTCAGCGACCTTCCTTGCGATGCTCGACGGCCTGACGGTTTTCTACGTGGTCACTGGCGACGAGCCGGACCCTTCCATCGGCGAGGAGGGCCAGTTCGCCATCAAGACCAATACGGGCGGCTGGCAGCAATGGATCAAAACCGGCGGCGTGTGGGTGTTGCAGGCGACCCCGGTTGGCGTGGCGTGGCGTGGTGCTTGGAATAGTGGAACGTCCTACGCCATCAACGACGCCGTTCAGCGCCTCGGCTCGACGTACATTTCAAAGTCTGCGAACACCAACGCGCCACCAGAATCCAGCACATCAGATTGGGACTTGTCGTCTGCCAAGGGCGATGCGGGCCGTGATGGCGGCGTCATCGCTATTCCCTACACATACAGCAGCACGACTTCCGACAGCGACCCCGGCGACGGCGTAATCCGTCTCGGACCGGGCGCGTCTCAGAAAGCCGCAACGATTTGGCGCGCGGACGTGCTGGACGTCGACGGCAAGGACTGGACAGGCACGCTCGCGGACCTCGCCGCCAGTACGTCGGCTGTGAAATGCGCCGCGCGCTTGTACAAGAAGTCTGACCAGACTGCGCGCATCGTTGGCAACGTCACAGCCTTTGCCACGCCGACAGGTTATCGCAACCTGACGTTTGTCGCGACCAGCGGCGACGACAATCCGTTCACCAATGGCGACGCAGTCATTCTGGTGCTCGATCGGACGGGTGACAAGGGAGACCAAGGCATCCAAGGCGTGAAAGGCATGACCAATCGAGGCACTTGGGCCTCGGTGACCGCCTACGTCACGGACGATGTTGTTACCAAGGACGGCAGCTCGTACATCGCTATCGCTGGCAGCACGAATAAAGATCCAGTCACGGAGCCGACGTTCTGGTCAGTGCTCGCGGCCAAGGGTGCAACAGGTGCCACGGGCGCGACCGGAAGCACAGGCAGCACTGGCGCGACCGGAAGCACCGGCCCAACCGGCCCAGGCTTCACATGGCGCGGCATCTATTCGAGCGCGACTGCTTACGCAGTCAATGATGTCGTCGGATATAGCGGCAAGGCATATATCAACATTCAGGCGGGCACGAACCAGCAGCCCGACACGGCGACGGCTTACTGGACGCTGTACATCGACACGCCGGGCATCGTCGACAGCCACACGGTTTCCGGCATTGCCAGCAACTACACCGCAGCGACCGGCGACCGTGGCACGATGCTCCGTTGCACAGCCACGCTGACGCTTGCGCTGACTGCCGCTGCCACCCTTACGAATGGCTGGTACTGCTACGTCAAAGCAGACGGCGCTACCGTTACGATCGATCCTGACAGTTCTGAGACAATTGACGGCGCGACGACTCAGACGCTTGCCAGTGGCTCGGCCGTAATCCTGTTCTGTACCGGAACCGGATTTATCACGTTCAGTACGTCATCCGGTGGTGGCTCGCTTTCGGTAATCAACGAGAACATCCAGACCGCCGATTACACCACGCTTGCGTCCGACCTTGGTAAGCGCGTGTTGATGAACTCTGCGAGCGCGCACACGATCACTCTGCTTGCGGCTGCAACGGCCGGTGCGGGATTCGCGTTCTTCGTCCGCAACAGCAACACCGGCTTGCTCACGGTCGACGCTAACTCGTCCGAGACGATTGACGGCGATTTGACCTTTGTCCTCGACAAGGACGAAGAAGCCTTATTGAGCTGCACCGGCACAGGCTGGCGAAAGCGGGTTTATCGCTCCGAAGGCCATCTCGAACCAGAGACAGACGTCGCTACCGGGTCCACCATGGACATCGGCGCGACTAATACTGAGCGCGTTCGCGCAACGGGAACGACTGGCGTTACTTCATTCGGGACGCGAGCGTACAAACGCCGGGTAGTTCGAGCCACAGGTCAGTTTACCGTCACTCACAACGCGACATCGCTCTTTCTGCCGGGGGAAGCAGATTTAACTTTCGATAACGGTGATGTATTCGAGGCCGTTAGCGATGCTTCTGGGAATTGGCGGATCGTCGATATCCAGAAAAACCTCGCTCCTGCGCGAGGAAAACTGACAGCCAACCGCACTTATTACGTGAGGACGGACGGCAGCAATAGCAATACCGGCCTTGCCAATACATCGGGCGGCGCTTTTCTGACTATCCAGAAAGCTATCGACGTTGTTGCAGCTCTCGATATATCCATCTTTACCGTAACAATCCAAGTAGCGTCTGGAACCTACACGACTCCAATTGTTGTGAACGGTCCTTGGGTCGGAACAGGCGTTGTTCAGCTTATCGGCGACACCACCACGCCGTCAAACGTGGTGATTTCGATTACGTCATCCGATGCCATTACTGTTCGTAATAACGCAGTTCTTGCTGTCGGCGGCTTTAAGACGCAAGTTTCAGGAGTTGGTGACGGCTTCGCGATTACATCGAACGGAACAGTCAATGTTGTCGGCGCGCTTGCATTTGGCGCGTTCAATTCGAGCAATGTTCAGATCAGTGCTGCAAATGGCGGCAAATTACTGAACATCGGCGGCGGTAATATAACCATCTCGGGCGGCGGATTCGCTCACGCCTACGCACAGCAGTTTGGTGGCGTTGTATATGCGGGGATCACTGTAACATTGACTGGCACGCCGACGTTTAGCAATTCATTCGTAGGGGCAAATAACTTAGGGTTCATCCGTTCCGCTGGCGTCACTTACTCAGGATCTGCAACAGGACTTAAGTGGACGTCCACGGTGAACTCCGTCGTGCAAACGGATGGAGCTGGCGCGAACAGCTTGCCCGGTAGCGTCAATGGTACCGCTGCGAACGGGGGGCTTGGACTGTGATGTCTGTATTTGATGATTTCGGATTACCGAAATATGACCCAAACAACTGGTTTTGGATAATTGATGGCGACGAACAACGTGGGTATTCGAGCGCCGCCTGTTCTTACGTTCCTATCGCCAATGTTGATATGACGCGAGTTGCGCGTGTCAGCAGAGAGAACGATATGATCGCGGTCCTTCGATCGGCTAACGTGCCTCCGTATCACCGCGTCTCAAAAAGCACGGTATTGGCACGTCTCGGTGATGAAAACTGTGCGAAGGCTTTTGGGCTGGCCACTGTTGGACAGCAGCTTCGCTGGAACGCACCAGACAAGCCACAGGTCAACGCTGACGACACTGAAACGATTGCGCTCATTCGTTCCGTTGGGGCCGACCCTAAAGTGGTATTGGCTCCTGAGTGATAATTTTGCGTTTTGGTGATTTTGCGCCGGATACTATCCATCTTCGCATCGGCACTTCTATAAAATGATAAGATGCTGCTGCGAGCGCAACTATTCCTACGAATGACACGGTCAATGCAACAGCAATATGTTGTCGCGAAAAATCTGCATTTTGAACCAGCAGATACATAGCCACAAATTGCCACAGGAAGAAGCTGTAGGATATCTCACCGAGCCAAATTAGCGGACGAACTTTTGACCAGTCTGCGTTCATCTTAGCGACAAGATAGATACCGAAGCCGATGGCGGGTGCGACAATCCAATTCAATTGAACCCAAGCACTTGTGTATGGCTTCTGCGCGAGAAGATAGGTCAGCAGGACAACGTCGGCAAGAAGGAGCAGTCCCGCAGCTTTTAGATCGCCTGTCCGCTTAAAGACGAACGCGATGCAAATACCGAAGATAAATTCAGGAAGCCGCGCGAGTGGAAGCGAATACAGCATTATCCAGCTTCCGTTATGATCGTTCATGGTGAAGTCGGCATACCCCACTAAAAACATGACGCCCCACATCGCCAGCATCACAAGAGTCATCCCGATATTATTTAGGCGGGCGACCAATGGCAGGATGAACGGGAAAAGCAGATAGAAAAACCACTCGACAGAGAGGGACCACGTTCCTCCGTTGATGCCTACCGGGAATAGCGACGCAAACCAGCCCTGAACGGAAAAGACATTAGCGATAATGTTCAAGAAACCCGACCAGCCGTGGATACTAATCGGCAGCACGATAAACGACGCGATCACTGCGAAGGCGTAGGCAGGGTAGATGCGAGCGAAACGGGAGATCAGGTATTCCCGAACGTCCAAATGTCCGTCGTATGCGTAGGTAAGAACAAACCCTGACAATACGAAGAAGATCGTCATGCCCGCCGCGCCGTTGGTTAGCACGTTCGATGCATAGCCCTGCGGTAGAAGCGGGACGCGGATATGGAAGTGAAAAAGAAACACGTAAAACGCGGCGACAAACCGCAAGATCGTTAGGCCGTGTAGTTTCTGTTTCATTGCTCGCCCCGCCTACGCAACCCTACCCCACCAAACCGGCCCTATCCAGCCCTAGTGCAGCGCGTTAGCGCCACAAAAACCCACAAAATTTAGGAGATTAACCATGACGTTAGCGTCTTTGCGCGCTCGCTTGTCTGCGCCTTTGGAATTGGCTGCTGCCCAGATCAAGGCTCGCCCGAAAGGCGCGCTGGTTGTTTGGGCTGTTTCGTTGGTCGTTGTCGCGCTGGTGTTTTAGGCGATGCGGCTAAGGTTCATCCCCAACGTATGGGCGGAGGCCAAGCGCCTTTGGTCTATCCGCGTCGGCCTGCTTTTTGGTGCCTTGAACGGCGCGATGCTTGGCTTGGTGGCATTTGCCGGTGTCATCGATCCTTGGTGGTTTTTGATCCTCAACATCGTTGGCTGGATGGTGCTGATTGGCGCCCGCCTTCTTAAACAGCCTGGAGCGGAGGCGTGATCCCCGCCAACAAGCGCCCCGTCGCCAAGAAAGGCGTAGTCATCAGCGCTGCGCTCATGGCTGCAATTGTCAGCGCGGCTATCCCAGTTACCACAACATGGGAAGGCATGGACAAGGTTGCGCGGCGCGATGCGATCGGCACCGGCCATCCTGTAACTTACTGCTACGGACAGACCGATGAGTTTGGCTTGGTAAAGCCCGGCCAACGGTTCACGAAAGTGGAGTGCGACGAAGCGATCAAAAAGAGCCTGCCGAAATACATCAAGGGCGTAGCGTCGTGCGCTACGCGAATCTTCCCGGTGAAGGTATGGGCCGCACTCGTAGACGGCGCCTACAACGCAGGAATCGCCGCAGTGTGTCGTTCGCCAATGATGGTTCGCATGAACGAGGGCGACTACACGGCGGGCTGCAATGCGTTTGCAGGCTGGTACATCCGCTCAGACGGGCAGGTCCGCAAGGGCTTGATTGCTCGCCGCCGCGGATTGCATGGCGACCCTCGAACGTCAGAGCGCACCTTGTGCCTTGAGGGCGTGGAGGATGGCAAATGACGCACTGTCATGCCCGCCGCCACACTGGCGCAAGCCAGCCGCTAGAACCTTCCAGTACGAGGAGCAAACGATGTTCCTCGGTCCAATCGGCATAGCAGCCGCCATCATAGTTTTCATTCTTCTCATCGCAACATGGGGGCCGCGCTAGATGTGGTTTCTTTCTTATCTAGGCGCGAACTTCGCGCTCATCTTGGTTGTCGTGCTGTTGGTCGTTGCGCTCGGCGCAATCGCTTGGTTCGCGAAGAACTGGAAGGTCGCTGTTGCCGCCGTGTTGGTGGTGTGCGCCGGGCTTGGCTATCAGCAGATCGACAAGAACGCTTATCAGCGGCGTGTGAGCGAGGAGGCCGCAGAGCGCGTAGCCGTGCTGCAAAGCAGGCTGGATACGTTGCAAGCCGTATCGCAGGCCGATGCAGAGCGCGCCTTGAAAGCGAGCGCCATCATCACAGAACTTGAAAGGACGGCAAACATGACACCGCCGAACAACGGGCCGTGTCTGGATGCAAATGCGGCAAGCCGAGTGGGGGATATTAAGTGAAATACGCAGTATGTGCAGCAGCACTCGCGCTCGCCTTGGCCGGTTGCCAGCCGTCCACGACGCAAGGCAGCCTGCCAACGGTACCGGCCGATATTCAGGCTTGTTTTAGGGGCGGGCCAGTTAACGTGCCACAGAAGGCGCTCACGGTTGCGGAAGTTGAATCCCTCTGGAAGCAGGACCGCATTAAGCAGGCGGTGCTTCGCCAGTGCGGCAACCGCTTCCTGGCTTGGTACGGCGACCTCCAAAAGAGGTGGCGCTGATGGGTATCTTCGAATGGGGCGCGATAGCTGCGCTAGTGGCGCTTGGTACGGTGGTCTGGAGGCTGGCGACTATCATTCAGCGCACCAGTGATAAGGCCAATGCCGCTGAAATTATGTCTACTGGAGCAAATGGCAAAGTCATCGAGCTTGAACGTTCCTTAGCAAAGTACAAGGAACAGGTCGCGGCAGAATACGTAAGCCACGTCGCGATGAGGGAGGTTACCGAAGCGGTCAACAGGCTGTCTGAACGCTTCGATAATTTCCTGATGCACTTCATCCCGAAGCAGTAGGCCACGCTGTGCGCCAGCACAGCCGTCTTTCTGCATTTTTCTCCGCTGCCATTTCCGTTCTGCCACCAAATTTATAGGCATGGCTGGCGGCGGACTATTTTCTGACACTTCGCGCCGCTGACGCCTACTTACGGGCAATAGCGGCTTAAAGGCCGCCTCGTGCGGCCTTTTTAGTCTGTAAAACACAATAATTACATGAGGTTAAATGCCTTCATTCCTGATCGTGGCTATCCTTTTGCTTGCTACAGCCATGCCAGCCTCGGCGCACTCCTGCATCGCCTCGCACTATGGCGTTGGTGACGGCTATGGCGGCAAGCGGACTGCCTCTGGCGAGCGCATGAACCCGCACGCGATGACTGCGGCGCACCGGACGCTACCGTTCGGGACGCGCCTGCGGGTGTGTCATCGCGGCTGCGTCACGGTGCGGGTCAACGACCGTGGCCCATGGGTACGCGGCCGGTGTTTGGATCTGTCATACGGTGCAGCGCGCGCTATCGGCTTGGGCGGTACGGGTCGGGTGACTCTGGAAACAGCAGATGATTAGTCCATTCCTCGCCGTCAACACGATAGGGGCGATCATGATTGTGCTTATTGCCGTGTACTTCCTTTTCCCAAAATGGCGGTGAACTGATGCCGACTCCTCCGGTAACTGACGACGAATTGAAGGCCACTGTCGCCGCGTATAATGCGGCACAGGGCGACCAATCTGCCGCCGCTGATGCGATGGGGCTTGCTCGCAGCACACTCCAGAACCGGCTTAAAAGGGCGGCGGAGAGGGGGTTGATGGGGACCGCTGCTGTGCTGCCGGGTTTTAGGATTGCGAAGATTACCAACTCGCCCCATGGCGACACCGTTCAGCAGAAGCCAGAGCGGGGCGAGCCGTACAAGCCTATCGACGCTTTGGCCCTCAAGGGCCGCACCTCTTGGAATGATATTCTTCCAGACGGTTCGCGCATTGCCACGCGCGAAGTCGTCATGGAGCGGGCGGAAGCCAAGGCGCAGATGGACGCCATGCGCGCCGCTGTGGCGGGGTTCAAGGATGAGATTCCGCGCGTAGATGCGATTGTTCCCGTGCCGCTCTGGACCGCGCCCGATCTGCTCTGCATGTACGCCGTAACTGACGCCCACATGGGCTGTCTTTCTTGGCATGAGGAAACCGGTGACGAGGACTACGACCTCTCCATTTCCGAAAAGCTATTAGAAGATTGGTTCTGTGCCGCGATAGATATGGCACCGCGCGCACAAACCGCAGTACTCGCACAACTAGGAGATCTTCTCCATCACGATTCGCATGAAAGCGTCACGCCAGCACACCGCAACGTTCTTGATGCGGATTCTCGTTTTCAGAAAATGGTACGCGTTGCCATTCGAGTGCTTCGAAAAGTAATTGCGAGACTTCTGACGAAGCACGAGTTCGTTCATATTGTCATGGCAGATGCTAACCACGATCCCGCCAGCGAGGCGTGGTTGCGTGAAATGTTCGCAGCGTTCTATGAGAACGAGCCTCGCGTTACGGTCGATAACAGCGCTGGCACGTACTACGTTTATAAGCACGGTGACGTGTCTCTATTTTTTCATCACGGTCATCGTCGCGGAGTCAATAACGCCGACTCTGTGTTCGCTGGGCGATTCCGAGAAATCTATGGCAGCACAAAATTCAGCTACGCGCACCTTGGGCACAAGCACAGCGACGAATTGAAAACTACCAACCTTATGAAGGTTGAGCAGCATGAGACGTTAGCGGCTCCAGACGCCTATGCGGCGAACGGTGGGTGGCTGTCCGGTAGGTCGGCGAAAGTAATCGTCTACCATAAAGCGTTCGGCGAGGTTAGCCGGGTCACTCTGACGCCTGGAATGGTTGCTGGTGCTTCTACGAAACCGATTGCAGCAAACGATAATGAAGTTCGGAGGGCGGCGTGATGCGATGTGATGGATGCCAGCATTGGAAAAAGGAATCAGAGAACGAAGAGTGGGAGGCGAAAGAGGCTGGCTTCGGAGAGTGCCTAGCGGTGCGGGAGCGCTGGCGAATCACGGACGAGGTTTCATCAAAACCATATGAGGCAGACAGTGACGAGGAGGAAAATAGTTTCGTCGCGATGCGTACTTCAGCGCTTCAGGCAGCCCGAGCCTATGTGCAGGATGGCAGTCAGTATCGCGCCGAATTATTCACCGCACCAGACTTCTTTTGCGCGCTGTTTGATGCCGCCACGCCAGTAGGTGCGGCATGACTCCAACATCATTCCCCGAGTGCAACGTAACGTACCGCCCACCTCACAACTGGTCGAACCAGTTCGCGGACGATGTACCCGTCCTCCGCACCGACGGCACTTGCGTATCGCGATGGGTGCTTAGCAAGGACGAGCTTGGCGCGCTCAACATGGGCGGCTGCATTGAACTTACGGTTGTCGGAGGCCAGCCTGCGGTTAAGTTGGAGGTGGTGTGATGATTGAGACTATTGCGCTGTTTCTAGGATATGCGGTGATGGTTTCCGGTGGCGTGGCTATTGCGATAGCAATAGCGTGGTTGTGCATGGAATTCCTCTGGCGTCGGTACGGTGATTACAAGTTGTTGCGTGATTACTTTGTCTGGAAGCGCGACAATGGGGGCGTCTCCGGTTGACCCACCTTCCGCTCACGCCAGAAACGGTTGCGGCGGCGTATGATTTTCTCGTTCTAACGCCGCCGTACTCTGGCTGGAATCTACCAGACAGTGAAGACGTAACGTTTCGCGTGACAAAGAGGCGAGATGTGTTTGCGCGATACATCTGGGATGGTTCGCACACGATTGAAGTTTCGTCCGCGTCGGTGGGGCACACCGCGACTCTAATTGAGAAGGTTGGCCATGAACTGGTACACCTTCATCTGCGGCAGACGGGCATGGAGTCCAAAAGCAATGATCCTAACGTGCATAACGCGGCGTTTCGCAAGTGTGCCGCGCAGGCTTGTAAAATTCACGGCTGGGATTTGAAGGCGTTTTATTAGGAGAGAAATATGGGCGAAGGTACAAGGTGCGTTACCGTTGCGGATTCCGAATTGCTTGATGCCGCGCTTGCACGAATTGATATTCTTGAAATGAAAGTATCTGTTCTAGAAGCGCGTCTCGATGATTTTAATTGCTGCATTTTTGAGATGCAATACTCCTCCGCCACACAAGTTGCGGAGGCTGCGTGAGCATAATCGAAATGGCACTGCTGATCGTCGTATTGCTCTGCGTTATCAACTTCATGGAGCCGACATGACCCTCACCCCCGGCACTCGCGTCACCTGCATCTCAACCGACAACCTCGGCCTGCTCGGCTACGGCGACGAGGTGTATCCTACGCTTGGCGAGACCTACACCGTGCGCGACGTCGTGCTCGATCACTTCGGCGCGGAAGGCTTGCTGCTTGCGGAGATTAGAAACGACCGCCTGCCTTACCGGGTTGGCAGTCAGATTGTGGACTTTGAGAAGCCGTTTGCGTCGTGGCGGTTTAGGCCGCTGGTTTCGGAAGAAGGTAAGAAAGAGATGGAGGCGGTTTAGGGTGGACACAGTGAGCGCAAGAATAATGGAGGGGCGGATGTTGCCGCAGGAGAAGTCAGCCGCCGCCGAAATCGCCTCACGCATTGCTGCCGCGCAGCGCAGCAATGATGATGCCGTAGCTGTACCTGGCTTGGAGGGGAGTGGGGTCGAACAACGGTGGCGACCAGTTGATCCAATGTTCTACGCCACTCACGGTATCGGCGCGGCACCACCTGACGGGAGTTTACTCCCACCCTCCGAATGGTCGCCAACGGAAGGCAAGCCGGTTGAGACTATTGGCCAGCCGAAGGCTGCCAATAGTAACGGTCTACTAGATGATGTCGCGCGAGCGGCCGAGCGCGTGGCGCAATGGCGCAACGAATCCAACTACACCACCCTCCGCACCATCCTAGACGCAGCCTTCGACCACGCCGCAACCGGCAAAGGCAAAGAGCGTCACGCGCGAGATCTACCGTTCGATGAGCAGCCGATGCTTGAAACAACCCGCCTTGTCGGGGCGGGATTCCCGCTCGGGCAGGCTATCAAGAAGGCTGGCGAGGCGGCCGGCATGATTGAGCGCGGGCAGTATGATGCGGCCGAAGCGGAGTGCCTTGGTGCGATCAACTACCTGGCTGGGGCGGTGGCTTGGATGAGGGAAGTTAGTGAAGGGAAGGTGGCGGCGTGAGCATCGGTTTCAATGACGAAGAAATGTCTGCGGCATTTCAAGCTATGCAAACTAGGAATCTCACAGATGAGATTGCTCGCCTTCGTGCAGCTCTAAATATTTATGCCGATTCTTCGAATTGGGATCGGGTGCGTACATCGGCTGGTCATGGCGATACCTTCCCAGTTCTTACGTGGAAAGGTCCGCGCGAAGACGCGGATTACATGGGGCCAAAGTTCGGACCTGAGTATGCGCAACGGGCTTTGGATGGTCCAGCCTCTACGCAAGTTGAGGCGTAAGAAATCCGGTACACTTTTCTTACACTTATCGCGCAAATGCGAGGTACCCGGCCAACACCTTTTAGCGGCCCATCAGCCGCCGCGGTGTGCCATGCGAATTATTCTTCTGGTTGCCGTTATCGCTATTGCTTCAGTCTGGTCCACGCACAGCAAGCCGGAACATCCGCCACATTATAAGGTCGAGTTCTGCCACGTTCCGGCGCAAGGCTGGTTCCTGCCGTGCAGCATGGTCGATCGGTATGAGTGGGTGTGATAAAAGAGATAAGCGAGTGACTGAGATGGCTGAAAGTTGATCCCGAACTGTATAAGGGCTTGACCGCATAGAGGCTTGAGGTGGCTGCGGATAGCCAACACCAAGGGCCGCGTGGGTTCGAATCCCACCTCGCTTATGACGCCCACCAACCGAAGCTGGCGGGCGTTTCTATTTGCCTGCCCCACGCCGCCGGCTTCTTTCGCCACGGTTTGCGGGTGTGGGCGGGGTGCATCACTTGGTAACGCTATGGTAACGAATAGGCTCGATGTTCTTTGTCCGTTCCCACCAAACTACAATAAATTCTCTTGTGATTTCAATGATACGGGTAATGAAACAGAAGTGGAGGCTTCTGTTGCCGCTAAAAGAAACCCTTATTTCATTAGGGTTATGCGTCACTCGGTAACTCTACGGTAACGATTACCGAGCGTCTGCGGCAGTGTGCTGCCAGTCGGGATGATGGTGTCCATACGTCTTTTGAAACACCGTTATCGACATGCCGAGCGACTCTGCGGCCTCGTATGGATCTACACGTTGACGCAGAAGGTGCGTTGCGCGCGAGTGACGCAACACATGTGGATGCACATCGTGAAGTTTGGATTCAGCGCGAGCTTTATTCCAGCCCTTAGCAACCCTCTCCACGCTCTTGCCGCGGTACTCCACGACGTATTTGGAGTCCGGTGACATACGACGCCAGCGCCGCAGATGGCCTATCAGGCGCCTTCCTATGCGGACTGGCGGTGCTCGCTTCTTGGTCTGGGTGGTTCCGGGCCGCTGGCGGTAGAGAAGGCCGGCCATTAGGTCGATTTGGTCCCACTGCAACTTCATGAGGACGGTGGCGCGACTGCCGGTGTACCAGCCAAGCAGGAAGAACCGTGCGATGTGCTCGCAGTCGGCCTGCCTACGGATATGGCGCAAGAACTTCGCGGCTTCGGGGATAGTAAGCCATCGCTGGCGCGGGAGTGGCTTTTCCGGTCGCTTTATCGTTGGTACGCGGATTGGGTGGTAGTTCTTGCTCCAATGCCTCAGGGCGGTCTCTAGGAAGCCCAGCTCACGGCGCACGGTGGTTTTACCGCCACGGTGCTTGGTGTATTTCTTGACGTTGTCGGCGGTGATTTCTGAGGCCCGCTTATCCCCCCACCACTTGCCGAGGCGAACGAGGTCGTTGCTTATGGAATCTTCCGATGGAAGCCCTTCGACATGGTCCCGCTGATAGGCAAGTATAACATCGCAAATTTTCGGGTTTGGGTCGCCGTCCGGCCTGTGATTTCTAGCTATGTATTCCGCAAGAGCTTTTTGCGCTGCGCTATCCTCGCCAAGAGAATATCCTGTGCGGATACGTTTGTTTCCGTCGACGATCGTCCACGAATTTCTTGACTTGTCCTGCCAGAGGCGCGGGCCTGAACTTCTACGCGGCATAGTTCTCGCATTTCCTTGATTGCCGCCAATGTTACAAAATGCTTACCGGCGATCAACTCCAGATTTAGCCGTCCTTTGGCGTACTCCTGGCGTAATCCTGACACAGTCATCCCCCCTGCAGGGAAGGCATATTCTAACGCACGCGCCAGTCGGAGCGGAGCGTCGTCTGGCGGTGTGTTATCATTCGCCGCCCGCGTCATCCAGCGTCCTCAGAATTGGGAGGGGAGGGGACGAGCGAGAAGCCCTTAAGCATGGTTTCAATTTCAGCAACCAGATCAGGCCATTCGCTGGCCGGTAGTTGGAAGATTTCGTCAATGCTTATTGTCGGCTGCTCCTGAGGCGAGGACTGCTCAACTCTCACCGTTGCACGATAGCCTGAGCCATCCGAATACGGCAAAAAATTCCCAACGGCGCGTTTGAAGCAATCGCTCATCCCGCATCCCTCTCTGTGAGTTCGGCGGAGAGGGCGGCAAGCTGCCTTGATGCTCGCGATTGCATGTCGCGCCAGTTCTCGGGCGTCATGCGTTCGATGTAAAATTTGAGCCAGCCAATGTGCTGTTGAACGACGTTCGGCGTTTTACTCGCCTCCGCCGCCTTCTCCAGGCGCTGTGGGGAGAGGGTCATGGCTGCATCCATTTTTCAATATCGTCAGCCGACAGCTTTTTCCAGTTCGTGATTTTGCCATCATCAATATCAATGTCGAGAATGACGTAATCGCCGTAATGATCGCCGGGCATGAAGCCGGGGACATAGCCGTCATCCTGCGAGAAGATCGTCTCACCGTCCTGATCGATCAGATCAGCAGTGAAATTATCGCAAACCTTCAAATGCAGCTTCAGCGTCTTTGCTTTTACTGAAACAGTTTTCGTTGCTGTGATTTCAACCATCTTCACTTCCCCTCCTTGGACTGTTCGAGCGCGGCGGCAATCACGTAGGCATCCACACGGAAGTCCATGTGGTTCATGTCCTGATTAGCGTAATGCTCGACGACGAATGCGTGGAGTTTTTCCAGCAGCGCACACCGCTCCGTCTCTTCTGCAAGCTGGCGCTCTAGATCGGTGATGCGGGATTCGGCGGCAATGGCCCGTTCAAGAATGCCATCACCCCACCGCTCAATGTCGAGCGGACCGGAGTATCCTGCGAGCAACATCGCATCATCTGCTGCAAGTTCGCGGGTTGCGTCATCAAGTCGAAGGTCTACACCCGGCATCCAGAACAAAAGAGCCATTTGGAGGCGCTGAATCCAGCCCGCTTGATGCGCAATCTCCGCGTCCTTCGCTTCGAGGGCGGAGGCACTGGCGGTAAGCTGTTCGATTGCAAGGCCAATGTCCCAAGCGTCAGCTTTCGTCTCGTTTGACGCCATCAACCGAGCTTCGATCTTCCGCAGTTCGCTCATCAGATCGTCGCGCGTCGTCATGGGCTATTGCTCCCCGTGGTTCGTGCGGGTGCAACTGACAAATCCCTTTAGCTCGCGTGGGGGATCGTGACGCCCTTTTGATGGATTGCAATCAGGACAAGGAATGCCAGCATTGCACTGACAGCCGCCATCAGCCCATGGTTTGTGCGGGTGAGATTCGCAGACCCAAAAGTGATCTTCACAACGAACACAGCTAATAGCCATCACGTCCTCCCTTCGATCAGAGCGATGATGGCGTCGGTGATCGCTGTGATTAGATCATCGTTTTCTGCGCAAGCGAGTTCTGCCCCGGTCGCTGGGTTTAGTATCTGACAAGCATAAAGTGGCTCATCCGGTCGCGTCTTCCCCTTGCCGATCAACCAGTACAGATCGCTAGGAATTTTGTTCAATGCTGCCTCAAGCGCCAGCGCCTCCCGGTCCAGCGAGACGGGGCGGGTGTAGACCGGCGTGTAAATATGCTGGAAGCGACTCTCGACAGACGCAAACTCTGGCGGACCGACAAAATAATATCCGTTCTCGCCCGCCTTTGCGAACAAGTAGCCGAACGGCGCAACCGCCTGCGGTTCTTGTGCGGGGGCTGACGGGGCATTATGTCGATATTCGTCACCCGTGCCACCACACTCATTACACCGACCTGCTTGCATTGGATTGGATAGATTTTCGCCAGTTCCCTTGCATGCCGGGCATTTATTTCCTGTCCACCCTTCCGTCCCGCCGCCGGGGGCTGCGGATTGGGCAAGAAATGCATCACACTTATTGAGGGCCTGAAGAAGGACGCAGGCTGGGTCACTGCATCCCATGTCCATGCTGTATTCAATGGCTAGACGACATGCCTCAATCGTCTGTCTCGCCACGTCCGCGCTCGGTGGCGTGGGGGTGGCGGCGAGCCTTCGGATTATTTCCTGGTATCGACCGCAAATCTTTCGTGCCAACTCAGGCGTAAAATCAGCATCTTCATCAGGAAGCGCAGGAAGCGTCAGACCATTCCCCGCCTTCTCTGCCGGGGCGAGGGCGGCTTCTATGCCAGATATTACGCCGTTAATCGCGTCCTCTAGGATAGCTTGTTCATGTTCGTTCGGCTTGTAATCTTGGTCAGCACGAAATTCGTAATCAGAAACATACTGATGCACGTCGAACTCATGCAGCACGTCCCGCGCCCCATCGCCTGGTGATGTGGCGGAGAGGCGAACAAGAGGCCATAACATCGCTGCTTTGCGTTTGGCGTGTGAGTAGTCCTGAACCTGATAAATGAAGTCTGCCAATTCATCTTCATTCGCCAGCGCGGCGATTTCATCGGGGCGGGTCATGCTTCACCTTTATCGGTTGATGCGATGGCGCGGAGACAGGCTGCGGTGAGGGCGAGCGCGGGCGTTGCTGCCGTGAGTTGGTGACGCTCTGGCGGGCAGGTCCAGCCCTCATCCCAGACGGTTGCCGCTGCTCCATTTGGGGTCATGGCGACATCCCAAAGGCGGCATTCCGGCACCAGCGTAATCGCGGCGTCGAGAGATTCCATATAGCGAGGCACTAAAACAAGGTGACCAAATTTGTCTCTGGTTTCGTCCATCCAACATTCTCGCCCCGTCGCTTTGTGAACGTAACTCCACTTGTTGCGCGTTGCGCCGTCCGTCACAGCAAGCCAAATCTCAGCTTCAAGCTCGCCATCCGGTTCGGTCGCTCGCTCCACTCGATCTGCAAGCGCAAGGAGGTCAGTCATTCGCCCCTCCGTGTAACGAGCGGAAGCGGGAGAGGGCGGAACGGGCAGTTTGAATCTTTAGTCGGATGCACCCAGCACTTACACACCGTGGGCACAAGCGCTCGCCGTCGCAATCATCTTCCGGCATATCGAATTCGGAAAGATTGTCCTCGGCGTAGTGAAGCCAGTCCTCCAACGCCTTCACCAGCCTCTCTACGGCTGGGTAGGTGTTGACGGCGGCGACGATGAGGTTGGCGTTTGCGGTGTTCTCAGCCAATTCTCCGTCTGCGCCGAAAGAAGTTTTAGCCACCTCGCGGTGATTTGGACCTCCGTTTATCAAGCGCGGGTGATGCGGATTAAGCGACCACGGCAACTCTGTATGCCCCTTTCCCTCAGCCATGGGTGGCCTCGCGGGATTGGTTTTTCTTCGCATTCTTACGTTTGGCGGCGGCGGCTCGCTTTTTGCGGCGGAGATCAATGCCCATCTCAATCATGCCGTCGAGGGCTTTGGGAATGCGATAGCAACCAAGAAAACGGTTGATCTGCTGAAGCTCGTCCCTGATGTCCATGAGGACGGCGATCTTGGCGTGATCCCAATCAGCCGAACCATCATCGTTGCAATTTCGCCAGTTTTCGTTCTTTTTGCGGGTGTTCATCTACTCGCCTCCCGCAGGCTTGAGGGCGGCGCGGGCATATTTTCGGCATAGCTTGCGATGATTGGCGTCTGCGGATTTGTGGTCGTTTGCCGACAGAAAGTCGATCTCAGATGAGGCAAATGCCGGAAGTCCACATCCGCAGTTGCATTCACCTTTGCCGATTTTGAAAACCATCGTTTCAAAGAAGCGGTCGCAGCCTATTTTCTCGCGCTCACCTAATTGCTCGCCGTTCCGCCTAGGT